TTAAACCTTGTTTCTCTCTATAATTGACTTATGTGTTTTTGACAATTCAGAAACACCATACATATCAACAATTGCCTTTTCCTTTAAACAAATGCTGATTTTTTCGACGAGGTTGATAACAGCTTCATCAACCTCACACATAGCGTTATACACTTCGGGTGTACTTTCTTCTTCAGCATTCTTGCTGCATTCGTTCCAAGTCTGGTTTAGCTGCCTTGCAGCATCCACCATTAATTTAATGTCCGTCATATTTCTAAATTTTAAATGAATATCCTACTAACTGCCTGGCAGAGCCATCCCATCATATAGCAAGGCTCTTCGTCTTTCAAGTCAATACCTAGTGATTCGCAGATATGAGTGACAACATGAAACATTTCGTGTGTGGCAGTATTCACGAACTCATATTCTGATGTGGTCCTGCTAATAGCAACCACGCTCTTCCTACCTGCAAGATTGGAGTAGGTTAGACCTGTGTTCGGTATTCCACGTAAGCAATGCTCCCTTGCGCTTTCGACTGCCTTTTCTGTGCAGCCTATCTGCACAAGGGAGTTGCATACCTCATCGGTATCTGATGATTCCAAACCGTAAAACACAAGAACTTTCCAATCGTACTTTTCTAGATATATCTCTTGACTTATCATAAAATATCATCCCATGGAATGCCGATGCCATTATGGTTGCAATCGGCATAGAATCTGTTAAAGATGAAGCCATCCTTCTGATCGGTATCATCAACCATATCTTTCACGAACAAAGCCATGTGAGCTTCGTCCTCGATGGAAGACTTATAGAAATCAGCCTTAACCATGTTTGCCACATAGACATGATCATAGCCTACATTATTTTCAAGTGTCACTCCCTGCTTGGTAAGGATGGATTCAACCTTCTCCTTATCCATATAGTCAACCTCCTCATCCTTTTTGGTGACTGGGTTGTATTTTCTCATCTGAGCGACTGCCCACTCACAAGCCTTCTTGTTGAAGTGCCAGCCATTATATCTCAGATATGCTATCATTCCTTCTGGCTTCATATCGTAAGCATCCAAAGGCATTCTACATTTTCCCATAGTTCTTTCTTTTAAGGGTGGCAGGGAAAATCCCCACCACCGAATTAAACATTAGTAGCGTCCACCGCCACGGCGACCATAGTAGCGTCGCTCTCCATAGCGGTCTTCGTCGCGCCAATCTTCATCGTCCCACTTGTCACGATAGTCTGGCATTGGCATACGATTACCCATACGCTCACGCTTCAGACTATCCAAGCACTTCATAACCTTGCCACCTGCTCGAACCATTTCTTCGCAGTTGTCAACAAGCTCATCGAACTTGTTTTCCGTAATTTCTACCATATATCCCATAGCAATTACTTTTTAAAATTGTTACCGCTCAAAGCCTTAGACAGCATGGATTCAATATTGGATAGCGTTCCCTTCATGCCGCTGACCTCTGATTTGAGGTTACTGATGTCTTTTTCCTGCTGCTTTTCCTTAGCAATCTGTGGGTTGATTCTAGTGAGCATTTCCTCGCAGGAGCTTATAACTCCATTGTGGTAATCTACACTTTCCACGACTCCCTTTGAATGTCGCAACATAGCATCAATCTCTGCGCACATAGCTTCTCTGCTGTCACTGACAACAACACCTTCATTGCCGAAGTTCACTATCTGTGCCGTAGATGGCAGCTTTTCGAAATTGACCTGCTGGTCCTCTACTTGCACCTTAACATCAACGGTCGTCTCCAATGTCGGAGTCTGTCCTGGTATATAGCTAGGATATTTCTGCTGAGGATTGCTGACCGATATTACTTGACCGATTTTTAGAGTCGGCTTTTCTCCTCCCTTGTCTAAGATGTAGAAGAGAGAAGACTGTCTTAGTCCTTGAAACATTTTCTTTCTCTTTTAAAGGGGCAGACTTTTCAGTCTGTCCCATAGTTAATACTCTGTTAGCCGCCTGTAGGCTGCTGAAACCCAAGCAGTCGGATAATACCGCTCTTCTTATTGATGTATGCCAAAGCCTCCGTAGTTTCAGAAACGCTAGCTCCCGTCACTGCCTTACCTACATGATCAACAACTGGCACCTTTGTTGTGCCGGAAGTAGTTCCACTAGTGTTGGCGGTTCCGTTAATAGTGGTCGAACCACTATTTGGAGTTACGATTGTAACAGGAAGTGTCGCACTTGCAGCGGCAACTCCTTGATGTATCTTCAAGAGTACAATGCACTCGCAAGGCAAAGCATTGTAGTAGCAAGGATTGATACCATAATCTACACTAGCATCTGTGACCTGCTGAGCATTTGTCTTCAGCTCATAGATACCGCCTACGTCAATAAGTTTGATTTGGTTTCTCTGACCGATTGGAATAAATGGATTGAATGGATATAAAGGGAACATAGTTACCTCCTTTCCTAACAACCGCATCCTACAGTTGAACGAGAAGCCGCTACATCACCTGCATAAGCTCCCATGGCGGCAGCAGTATAAACGTCCTTGTTGAATACTCCGTACTGAGGGTACTGAACACTGATGGTATTAGGCAACTTGCACTTGATGCCAGCCACCTCTGCCTGCAGCGCAGCCAAAGCTGCATTTACAGGTGTGATAACCTGTGCCTGATAAGCCTGCAAAGCCTGTGTCTGATGCTCGTTGGAAATCTGAGCAAGCAGGGCACCGTTCTTCTCTCTCAAAGCATCGAGCTTATCCTGCATTGCCTGTGTCTGCATCTGATCCAACTTAGCCAAGACAGACTGATTGTTAGCATCTGCCTTGTCACGGAGCATCAAAGCATTGGCATTTGCCGTATCATTGATGGCGTGGGTTTGCTGACAGATAGACAACTTGAGGTTGCCATCCATTGCAGTTATGGCGTTATTGGTCTTGCAGCAGCATTCTGCCAACTGAGTAGCGATGGCATTGTTACCCTGCATGATAGCAGTCAAAATCTGATTAGCATTCATGCCCATCTGATTGCCGAGGTTGCAAATCTGATGACCTAAGCCATTGATTGCAGCCATGACTGCGTCACTTGATGTGTTGAGGGCTGTAGCCAAGCTCTGAACGTCGAAACCATTGCGCTGAACAGCCTGCATGATAACGGCTGTATTGGCATCATTGTTAAGCATTGGCACAACACCGCCCTGTCCGTTAGAACCCATGCAGCGATTACCTCCGAAGAACCCCATACCATTATTGCCCATAAGGATGAACAAGAGGAGGATTGCAAAGATGTCTTCACCCCAACCATTTCCGTTTCCACGGTTGTTCAAGAGTGCAATAAGACCTGGGTCAACACCCTGTCTCTGCATGAGTGCAGGAAGCATAGCCAAGATTCCATTAGAGCCTGTGCCGCTTGTGCCGCTCTCTGGATTGAACACGTAAGTTTTACTTTCCATATCCCGAATTTTTAATTTAACCTTAATATTTAACTAACACTATTTGTAACGTTACGTGTGCAAAGTTAGGAAATTGTTTTGAAATAAGCTATAAGGCTATCATAGTTTTCGTTAGTGGCTCTAAATCAGTGATTTATGGTGATAGTAGGTAGACTCATTTTTAATCCTCTTAGAACGGAAGAATTTACTTTGCAAACAAAAAGGGCGACCGCTCATCACGAGTAGTCGCCCTAGTTATCCAAAATAAATCTCAAAACCTTAATTAAACAACTTTTCTAAGATTCTTTCTTTTTCTTCCTTGATATATATAGTAAGTACATAACTATGAGTATAAAGCAGAACCAAAACATCTGCCCCGTTTTTAAGAATATCTTCTGCATACTTGACAGAGATTTCTCTTTTATAGAAGGAACGTCAATCTTATAGAACTGAGAGGTACCAATCTTTGATAAGGAGTCACATCTTCCTCTGTAATATATAAAGCTATCTTTGTATGCTTTATATGTACTGATGGTATCGAGGAGCATTCTTCGTTCCTTTTCAAATAAATAGTGACTCTCGTAATGAAAACGATCTTCACCAATCTTATTCCCTTGCGCATCATATCGGGTTGCTGTGCTATCTTTTACATAGCTGCTATCTTTGGTAGCCTTTTCTGTTTCTCGCTTTTGGATATGTTGCCATTGCTCGAAGGCATAAGACAATCGGGTAGTGAAGAGGGAATCGAACTTCTTTTCACTCTGCTTGTCTGTGATGAAGGTTTGTGTAGTTACTGCTCTAGGAGTACTGCACCCTAAGACAGAAACAAGCGCAAGACCTACCACTAGGGTAATGGTTGCCCATTTCCAAAATCTTATATCATACCATTTCATCATTTATTCAATTTTAGATTACCATACGTAATGTAGCTAAGTCTGCGAAGCCACCCTTTAAGAAAACCTTTCTGGTCACCGACTGCGATTCTCTTTAGATAAGCTTTTCTATCCTTCTTGAAGGCTTCGAATAGTCTTTCTCCATTGGATTTATTAATGGCATACAGCGTCTTATTACCGATAATACCATCTGCTGTGATACCTAATACAAGTTGCAGATGTTTTACCGCTTTGCTGACTCCGCTATTATAAGCGAAGTCTACTAGCATATTGGCTACGCTCTGATCCTGTATTTGGTCTGCCTTGCAAGCATTCCAATAGTTCTGCTTGAAAACTCGATGAAAGTCTTCCTCAGTAAGGCGTTTTACATCTTCCTCGTTAAGAACACCATCACCATTCTTGTCATACCCGACTCTCCTCCAGGTCGCAAGGGTGATGCCGTATTTAGTAGCGCCACCCCTGTCATGCTTGTTATTTGTATATTTGTCCGTTTCCCAACTGAGGATAAACGGAACGAGTTTACTAGAATCAGCCATGTTTACTTCTCCTCCTCGCTATAATCCTTTCTTTGAATAATGTAGCCAAATACAAGAATGCTTCCTATAATAGCTGCCACCATAATAATCGCTAACATCATATCTTTTCCTCCTTTTCCGTGTAATTTAGATAGTCTGACAAATATGGAATCTTCTCGATAAATTTGAAGCGCACGAGATAATAGAGGAAACTCACTACATACCAAGGAGGGGTACCCTTCTTGAATATATGTTTCAAGTTCTTCAGAATATTGCATCCGTAGAACCACAATACTAGATACGAGATAAAGGAAACACATTGAACGGAACCTTCCATTTGTCCTTTGAATCGCCCGATTGCATATACTGCTGCACAAAGGACGAAGAACACGGTAGCGTGACCGATGCACACAACTGCTTTCTTTAACTCGAAGTTCTCTCCTTTTGCAATCATGCCACTAAGATAACCGAAAATAAAGTTGAGGGTGAAGACGATCATAAGCGAAGATAACTCGCCTTCAATCGGTTTAAGATAGGCGAGGAGTGCAAGAACTACGCCTACGACAATATCTTTAATTCTATCTGCCATACTATAACTATTTGATGATTAAACAATAATGCTGCAAATATACAACAAAATATTTAATCATCAAATAGATTTCACGAAAAAGTGCAAAACTTTATGCACTCATATAAACGTATATATATATTTTTGAAGGAATATTGTATATAATTGTATATAATTTCCTCGAAATATTGTATTTTTAAAAGCATCTAAATTTGGAATTAAAACAAAAAATCCCCTATACCACGCCAATAGTATAGGGGAAATATCACATTCCTACTCGGAAAAATGATGCTCGATTAACTGCTACAAAGGTAAGCAATAATTCCGAAACCACCAAATTTTTCATCATTATTTTCTCTTGCTCTTAATGAAGTGCAGAATATCCCACTTCTTCCAATATCGGGTGTGCCCACGTTTCTTGCACTCACCGTTCGGAATGTCGCCCCTAGCAACCATACGATTGAGTGTAGCATCAGAAACGTGCAGTTTCTCCTTGACTTCCTCGGTAGATAGCATCGGGTTGAGAGCATACGGCAGATAGTTCTCACAAAGGTCTTCTATCTCATCGCTACTCATTCCGCAAGCAGTTACCTTCTCCCCTCTCTTCTCTTGCTCGTCTGCTCGAAAACAAGAATCCGATAACGATTTTAACAACACTCCCAAGGTGTGATAACCAAATAACTTTCCCATATCATTATAATCTAGAGATTAAACTTTGACAGCCCTTGCCTGAGTAATACTTATCGGCAAAACCATATACATAAAATATAATGGTCATTACAAGTATTACAGCATTAGCTTCCACCATTTCTTTGGTGGTAAAAACATTCCAGTATACGATATGAATAGCATTTATCCCAAATAGGTAGATGATCATCGGAATACGCCATCTGTAGCAGAGCCAAAAGAATCTGCTCGCAATTATAAGTATAAGCGGATGGATGTAAACGGAAAAATAGATAAATGCTGCCGATACCCAATTCTCCTTAAACCATACGCACATTTCTTTTTCATGAGACGCAAATGTTACCATGCATGCAATATGAAAAAGCATGATAAACAGAGGCATCACTTCACAATAATACTTAAACCAAGTGAGTAGCTTTATGCTGTAGCCTCTACCTGCAAGGATAATGACGTTTATCATTTCGCTAACGTCCATGTCCTTAAACATTACTCTTGACAACTGTACAACACCGACTGATTGAACTAACCGATGGACTTCATCTTCTTCCTCTTTAGTCATAAATTCTTCTCCTTTTGTTTTTTGATTTATTATTTATTCTTAGTTCCTCATTCTTAATAATAAGGAAAGTGCTGCAAAAATAAACAATACTGCACAAAAATATTTATTTTGAGCAAAAATTTGAAGTTAAACTTTGCTAAAGTAACAATCTGAAAGTAATAAGTCACAAAAATAGCGTTAGAACGGCTTTCTTGCCAAATTCTAACGCTATTATTATATCTACACTGGTATTATCCTATCACAACATCAAGGGTCTCCATATCAGCGAACTTCAAGCCGCAATCTTTCGCTGCCTTGAACAGCTCCTTCTCGTCAACTGCCTCGATGGCTACCTCTACCTCCTTGTCGGCAAGTTCCTTGAAATACTTCTCGGTCTTCTGCTTCTGATTGAAGAAGTACTCATTGACCTCAGCGAACTTGGCTGAATCGTCCTTGGTGTATTCGTAGCCCTCATCGGCGTGCTTCTGCTCCAACTGCTGGCACTCCTGAAGCTTGTGCTGCATCTCCTCGAACTTATCGTCCTTCAGGCTCTCCTGCGCTTCCTTCACATCCTTGTCGTAAGTGTCGGCTACTTGGCGCAGTGCCTTCATGTTCTTCCAAACTCGCATAGCGGCATCATCGCTCATAGATGATGTCTTCAATGCTTTCAACGTTCTGTAGGCTGCGACAGCCTCGATTGTCTTAATCTTCTTCATAATTGTTTCTTTATTTTTATGTTATAAATATTCTTCGCCAATTAACTTGCTATACAGAATACCTTTCTATTTCCGTTGCAAAGATAAGAAATATATCCCAAACTGGCAAGAAAATCAAATATTATTTTTAATCAATAATTACTTGCTAAATACCGTTTGCTTAGTAGTCAAAACATAGTCCACATACAGCCATAATGCGTAAATTTTTCCACTCTGCATTTGGTTCTTGAAAAGAACGGTTTTACTATCACCGCCAGCCAGTTTTGTATTTTCCATAAGAATAGATTCGCCAAACTGCATACTACTATTTTCCTTGCTCGAAGAAAAACGTAGTTGCAATGAAACAACATGAGACACGCTATCAACATTCTCAATCGTTGCACTTCCAAGACCACTTTGTCTTAGTGTAACCTTGCTAGCATTAATGTCTGTTCTGGTTTTCACCACAAGAGTGATTGGCTGTAATACTGGTATAGGGATATACGAACCCGCTTGAAACTGAGGGAAATCACTGCTTGTATAATCCACGCTGCTCATAAACGGATAGACTGTGTATGTGCCTGCGTGGACCTTTGTAAACTTAACGATGTTTGTATCTGATGTTCTCATATACCGTAGCTTGTCGCCATTGTTGTTATAGAGCAACACACCAAAGTGATAGGTTATGTTACCATCATCCAACAAGTCTTTCATGCTTATCCAGTCAGAATCGACACTTTGCAGATTATATGCTGCGCTAATACTTACGGCATCTTCCGCTGATGGACTTGTCGTGCCAATTCCTAGGTATTCACTTCTTGCGTTATGATTATACCCGCGAAAATCTCCTAGTCTGTAAGGTGCAGATGCCGTCCTATGGGTGAAGCCGTTGTCCGCTTGCGAATAATAGCCCTTTATATCATAGATACTTGTTGCTTTAGGATAATTGATGTTGCAGTCATTCCTCTTACCCTTCCACCCAGTATTGATATCAAGAAAAGCGTTGTCTGAGTCAACGGGCTTATACTTCGCCCACATGTTGATGCCTTCGTAAGTGCAAAGGGATGCTAGGTCGTTGCTACCATAGCCAAGAACACTTTTAACATCGTCTATACTAACTGGAGCAGTTATCTTTCCATTACTTACACTCATAATTACCTCCTTCTTTATAACAAGTTATTCCACCAGCAACAGTTAAACTACCATTAATAAGAAGATCACCATCTATAGAAACATCACCTTTAATTTCTCCATTAGTTAAATATCGAACTGTCTCTACTTCCTTGATAACTTCTTTAGTAACAACTCGCTCTACTGTTACATTGAATACTTTCGCAAGCCATAAGATAAATTGTTTCATACGCTTAATCTTTAGAACTTAAAACACTAGGCAAGGCAGCTCTATAAGAGCCACCCTGCGTTAATACTCACGATACTTACTCTGCTGCCTCGCTTGCAATATTAGCGGCGATAGCGGAATTAACCTCCTTAATCAATGCTGATACCTCACTGAGCTTGCTCTGCGGAACACCGCTGATGTTGTAGGTCAGCTCGCTGCCGTTGTAGCTTGCGTTCGCATTGCCGAGATAGTTACCATTTGGGTCACCATAGATACTCATATTGATGCTCTCGATGTTGCCACCCGTCTTGTCAACATTGTAGGTGATTTCTACTCGATAGCCGCCCTTGGTATAAGTGGCGGTTGTCTGTTCACTCTTCTTGTTAATCTTTAAATTCTCCATTTTCTTAACTAATTTAATAAATTAATATTCTTGTTATCTAATCTCTTCTTGTTGCAGTCTTCCTTATCTCCACTCAATCGCTGAACCTCTGATTCGAGGAAGACCACCCGAGCCTTCAACCTGCTGACCTCATCGCCCACCTGCTCGATAGCACCGAATGCCGTTGCAATCAGCTTCGGAGACCAGTAGTTAATCTTATAGTAGCCATTATCATCCGTCTCCACGATGTCCTTTAACTGAGGGTTGTGCAATACATGCTGTGCAATCCAGCCGATAGACCTTGTGTTGTCCTTCTTCCAAGCGAAGCCATAAGTGCCACCCATTGCCTTGATGATACCCAAGTAGTCCAGCTTCCGCAAATCCTGCTTCAAGCGAATATCAGAACTAGCATAAGCTGTAACTCCACCTTTAGCAAGAATGCTATTAGGGAAGTAAGTATTCATATTATAATCAAAGTTATATATATGACCTGTATGACCCATAAATCTATCAGTAGGAAATGAATACTTAGTAAAAGAAAATATTCGTATTTTATTTATTGAAGCATTTCGTAATGCAGTAGTATTTTGGTCATGTTTAAATCTAAAACGAATATATCTTCTATCATCATTTCCTACACCAACAGCCGTATTACCATTAGATAAATTTATATAATTAAATTGGTTCCATCCGGTCATATATTTAATATAAGTATTGACTATAACACCTTTACTATTTAAATATTCTACAGTACAAGTAACACCAACACCTTGTCCTATATCAACACAAGCAAAATATACTTGAGAATAACAAGAATTAGGAATTTCAAACGAAAACATTAATTCGTTCTTTTTTATTTGAGCTAACTTTTCAGCATCAGTATTACCAGTAATAACATTGCTACCTAAGTATAAACTATCAACACCTGCAACATTCGCATACGCCTTAAATTTAGTATCATTTGATATATTATAATTAGTCCAACTGTTACCGTTATCATTAGTATAAACTATAGAAAGATTATCGACTGGTATACTATCAGTAATAGCAGTAATTCCAGAACATAAAGCATCAGCTGAAACATAACAACTAGTTCCTTTATTATTAACTTCATAATTTGCAGGTAGTATACCTTTATTAGATATTAATCCAGTAACTGATAAATTACCACCGATAGTAGCAGTGCCATTGATAGTAGCAGTGCCATTGATAGTAATACCAGTTGAAACAATATTATTAAAATGAGCATTACCGTTTTGATATATATACCAATAATTAGAACCATTATGACTACATATATCTTGAACTTTCACCCAATTACTATTATTAGCATTACCTAAATATAAATCACCACCACTACCTCCAATTCTAGCTCCAGGATCAGGAATTATAGTTGTAATACCTGCAAGTCTAAGTGTACCATTACTTTGTGCACTATTAGCATTAAACACAGAACCATCAGCAATACCAAGATAAATAGTTTTATTACTATGATTATATCTAAGTCCTGCCCATTGATTCCAATCCCAAGCAGTTTCACCAAAACGAATAGCACCACCAGTGTTGAAAATAACTTCATCATCAATGGCACTAATAGGAGTTGACTTGTTGCCAATCTTAAGCGCACCATTCTTCAAGGTGGTACTGATGGTGTTGCTTGCGCTGATGGTGGTCGCACCGCTCAAAGCACCGTTCACGTTCCCTGTTCCATCGAAGCTCTGTCCCCACAAGGTGCGAGCGGTGTTGAGTTGCGCCGCCTTCGTAGCATAGCCCACCGTCAACGTCTTGTTTGTACCGCCAATGGTTATGGACAAGTTGTTGCCGTTGTTGGACAGGTTGGTAAACAATCCGCTGGCGTGTATTCCGTCCACCATGTCCGCATTATGCACCGTTGCCACGTCAGAGCCTTGTGCGATGCTTGTGTAGGCTTGGTTGTGAATGGCGGTCGCTGCGTCCTCAATGGTTGCGTATGCCTCGGTATGGCTTGCGGCGTTGGTTGTCTCCGTGCTATTAACCAAGATGAATCTCTTGCCCAAGCCACCACGCTGGTCTTGCAACGTTCTGATTACAACAGAACCATACGCGTCACGCATCTTAAGGAACACATCATAGTATGCCTTGCCTGTGGTCTTGTACATTGCAATCTTCAAGCTGTCCAAACCGTAGCCGTTGCGTGAAATCCACTGAATGCTACAACTTGCGTTTGCACCTGTGGAGAGGTTATCCGTTCTTATGTAGACTCTGGCTATTCCATAATAGCCGCCATTGAAGCCTTCAGAGATATAGAGTAAGATGCAGCCATCTGAATAATTACCTGTAAGCTCATTCACCTTAGCTATTCTTCGCCAAGGATAAGTGTTGGTGTTGCTGACGGTTGCATTACAATAGCTCATGTAGCCATTGATGGTGATGTTGGCAGAGCCATCGAAGTTGGCATTACCCATAAGGTCGCCGTTAAGGGCGATGTTCCTAGCCGTCACCAACTTTGTCGCTGAGTACACTTGCATGTTCGCCAACGATTTAGCAACCGTTCCGATTGTCATGCTCACTCCATTGTTCGTGTTGCTCAAAGCGGTGAATATGCCGTTGAGATGGACATTATCCAACTTATCCGCATTGGAGATTGTCTTGCTGTTAATGTAACCCCATATTGCCGATGCTGGTCTCCTATATATCCTATTCTTGGCGTTGCTGTCGTTGAATCCATTGTCGCTCGCATAGGAAGTAAGAATCTCCGTCTTGTCGGTCAAGTTCGCTGTGGCTGTTGATATGGAAGCAATCAAGTCCGTGTCCGCAACGGTCACATCAGCCGAACCATTGAATGATTTGCCGAAGACCGAAAGGGAGTGGTTCACCTTGGTTGCTGTTGCGGCGTTACCTGTGATGCTTGCGCTTGCTGTAATGAATCCTGCTCCATTCGTCAATTGGTTCGTGTTGTTCGGAATGCTTATACTTTTTGCTGCACTACCATCATAGCTTCCGCTTGAATATCCGCTCCATGAGAGGGCACTTGGGTTCTTCAACGAAGATGGTCTATCCGTGATGTCTGCCCACTTGTGGGTATGCCCACTTAGGCTAAACGTGCTACCCTTAACAACGCTGATAGTAGTGCCATTCTTGGTGACAGACGTAACCGCATTACCACTGCCGCTGACAGAAATAGCAGTAGCACTACCACCCTCCAAGCTGGAGATACGAGAATCAAGAGCCTTGATGGAGTAGGCAGATGCTATCTCACTCAGCGATTCTGATGCAAGCTTCAAGGCATCTGCATAGCTCTTTACACTACCATTCAACCCACCACCACCTGACGAGCCACTACCTTCACCATAGGCGGTAATGCCACCACTAGTATAGAGGTTTGCCACCTCGTTAGTCGTAGTGTTCGTAATCTTCAACGCCTTATTGGTTGCATCATACTCCATCTTTATGTTGCCGATGGAGATATACTTTCCGTCAGGCACGATGATACTTCCGTTAATATCGGCAGTACCGTTAAACGAGTTACCCCAAAGCTTGCGAGTATTCGTGAGCTGGAGAGCCTTTTTCGCTGAACCGCTTGTAAAGTAGCCCTGCAAGGTGGTGATACTCGTCTTGTTGGTGGATATGCCCGAAGCGTTCACCCCTTCTGCCTTTTTCGCTCTTGTTACCTCGTCAGATATAGACTTATTGATTCCATCAACGATACCACTTAAAGTGTCTGTCTGCGCAATATTGGCAAGGAAACTCACCACCTCGTTCCACTTATTGATAACGCCGTCCGCAGTCTCCTCGTCAGTAGTTATAAGGGCGTACCAGTCATAGGCACTATCCCAACAAGTTACCTTCGTTGATGTAATGCCGTCCAGTACAGACTTATTGCTATGAGTATGCTTTGCTGATACCGCACCATCCCAAGCCGTCTGCTTTGCAGTAGTAGGAATAGAGTAACCCGAGGCAAGACTAATGGCAAACGTACCGCTTGTTGTGATAGTCTTAGTTGCGCACGTCAAACCAGTAGGAAGGGTAAGAGCTACAGATGTAACAGTACCCTTATTGGTAGTATAGCCCTTTGCATCAATCTCCGCTTTGGTATAATAGCTTGCGAGAGACTGATGAGCAGTCAGATACCCTTTATCATTGGTAAGCTGGCTTACCTTCGTGATGCGGTCAGTGATTTCTGTCCACTTATGGGTATGCGCACTAGGTGTGAATGTTGATGGCTTACCCGTGATGTTATTCCAAGAAAGGCTCAGACCGCCAAGCTCTGATGCTATATTGTCAATTCGGCTGCTGAGAGCCTTTATAGCATAGGCATTCGGAATGCTAGTCAAGTCCGCATCCGTATAGTTTCCCTCTATGATTCTCGCATAGCTGATTACGCTTGCAATCAAGCCGCCACCACCCGTGGTAGATGCTCCTGCTCCGTATGCCGTGATACCACCTGTGGTATAGAGATTGCCATCAATTTTGATAGCCTTGTTTTTGGAATCATACGTGAGCTTAATGCCATGGAAGGAGATTGTGCCCTCGAATGTAGCATCGCCCGATACGCCAAGTTTGGAGAATGGAGCGTTTGGCTTCAAAGACACAAGGTCAGCAATGCTCGTTCCTACACTTCCTTCCTTCCAAGTCGGCTCGAAGAAGGTGAGGTATGCGCCAAGATTCTTTTCGCTGATGATAAACGATGTTGGGTCTGCGTGAACCTTTCCGCTCACATCCCACCAGATAGCACCATTGGCAAGATAACCCGAGCCATCGAAGCGGATGAGGGAGGTTGCAGGGGTAAGATTTCCGCTATTATAGTCCTTATCCACCATCTGACCGCCCCACCATGTTGCGATACTCTTCTTTCCTCTATTCGTGTCTATTGCTCCGTTGATACCGCTCTGAACGTTTCCGTCTCCGTCTCTCAGCGCAAGGAGCGTTGTCATTACAAGACCACCGTCAATATGTGTAGTCTGACCGAGCGCATCCTTGAGATACTTGTAACCTGCGAGGTCTGTGATATTCTGCTTCAAGTCACCATATATCTTGCTAGTGATATAGGCGTTTGCCAAGCCAAGTTTGTCATAGAATGCGCTGTATGCGGACTGGAAGTTGGTAAACTTCGTTCCCACGGCTGAGACGATAGCAGCCTTGCCGTTGGTATCAGCCTTATTGTAATTTGTAGATATATCTGAGAGATACGTAACGAGTTCCGTCTTAGCAGTAGAGAGAGTAGTGAAAGCAGTATTAAGGTCGGTGAGTTCTTTTGTACTCTTTAACACCTCTGCTCCCTTCACTTCATTGTACGACTTCTCGGCAGCTGCGAAAGCATCTTCAAGTCGCTTGGAATCCTGCGCCATAGCCGCAATCTCAGAAGGCTCTAGATAGCCATCTGTAACGTAGCTGTCGAAAGCCTTCTTGTTGGTGGTGACGGTAGTTCCTAATTTGCTGATGTCACCCTGCGCCTTTTCTGCCGCCTTCTGCGCTTTCTCCGCCGCTGCCTGGGCTGCGTTAGCAACGGTATCATCGGTGTATTTAGATGCTTTTATCCAATCACCGATTGCGAACTGAGAACCAGCACCCTTTGCAGTCTGGCAGCGCAATACCTCATTCTTATAGGTACTGCCGTCTGCTGGATAAGTCGCATTAACCCAAATGTCACCAACTTGGTATGGTGGGTTCGGCTGAGTGCTAAATACCTTCATTTTGCCATCTGCCGTTTCCTGTGCCTTGCTTGCATCTGAAAGGGCTTTAGCGATGTCGGTATCTGTAATGATAGTCCACTTATAGGTGTTGCCATCCTTGGCAAAGCGATATGCCTTGCCCGTCTTGTTGTCATAATAGAGGTCGCCCAAATGGGTATCTTTTTCCTTGTCTGTCGCCCAACTGCTGGCTGGAGCATTCTTCAAAGTAGGCACACCCTCATAGAACCACGTCTCGATAGCACCATCCACCTGATTCTGCAAGTCAGTAATAACCTGCGAGTTCTTGATGAGATTGTTCACCTGCTCCTCTGTCAAGCCCTTTGCTGAGTTCTCCTTGATGTACTGAGACAATTCCTTGCCATCTACTGTGGATTTGGCTGAGATTTTGCCTTTAACAGATACCTGCTTGGCTGCGCTGTCATACTTGATGTAGCTACTACCCTCATAGCCATTCTCCTTAGTAGGTCGGTCGCCTACATACATATCACCATAAACGTTAAAGAAAGCCTTGTTGGTCTGCTTATTCACGCCATATTCCACATACTCCTTGTTTGCAAAGGAATAGCTGTTGATGCCGTGATAGAGGCTAATGGATGGCGAATAGGTATCTACCGCCGAGAAGATAAGGCAGTTCTGACGTTCCACATCGGTTCTATTACCGCACTGGTTGAGCACATCACCTTTAGCAGGAACATCGCTAGCCGTGGCGCAATCGGTATCGGAGAGGTCGATGTAATGATACTTCTTTCCTTCCAGCTCTACAGGGTCTTCATCACGACCGATTACCAATCGCCAATAGAAGTGATTGCCAGCCTTGTGATAAGTGCCCTTGCGAACATTGAATGATTCCGAGCGCACTTGGTCGTTAACCGCGAAGTCGTTATCTACCTCATCACCATCCTGCTCTGCTAAGAAATAGCAACGATAAGCCTTCTGTGACACATTGTTATATGTCACAGTAACCTCTTCTACCTTGTGAGCCACCACACCGCCAGCAGGAGAGATTATCTCCTTACCACCGATGGTGGATGTTTTATTGATGACCAGCTCCTCGAAGATAGCCTTCATTCTTACCTCCAAGTAATCTGTGATGAGGTGTGAACGACCTTCTGCATCGGGAGTCCAGGAACCTCCGTTCTCATTGTTGCGGTTACCGACAAACAATCCACTAAAGAACTTCTGCACCTTCTCCCAAGTGATAGTGCCCTTTGCTGTGTTATCCAGCAGCCTAGATACAAACTCCATCCTAGAACGTCTAGCAGAATAAACGTTACTATCGGATGCAGGAGTGGTATCGTTCATGCCGATTACATAGACACCTCCACCATTACCGCTTCCTGTGCCGCCTATCTGCATTCCATTCACCTTGATGGAATCAACCTTGTCTTCCAACTTACCCAACCGGCTAGTAGCTGCCTTTTCTCCTACTATGTACTGAGGATGGTCGTAAGGGATATCCAAAGGTATCTCCATTCCGATGATACGAGAGTTTCGGTAGTGCTTGCCATCCGCATCCACCTGCGCAAACATATCATTAATCAGCTTTACCTGTTCACCGAGAGGATGGTAATCGTATATCCCATCATTGTAGAACTTATCGCCATCCATCGTGCAGGTGAAGTTTGAATTGCTGATCATGGTCTTCTGATAGTACTGCTTCGCTCTATCGAACAGAGATAACTGAGCAGTAGGGATGAGGTCCGTATCTGTAATCTTGGTTGCGTCCCAATTGAACAGGAAGAACCTATCACCTTCCTTCGGGCACATGACACTATCGGGGAGAATTCTTCCGTAGGTGTCGTTAGCCACTATCTCGAAAAAGTTCTCTTTGTCTATAATCTTGAAACTAACATCGAACTCCATACCCATGAGGGCACCGCTAGTGAACTTGATACCTAGAGTGAGGTTGCTCTTTATCCAACTAGCTTCAAAGCTTTCAGCGAAGGAGTCCGTTGAACCAATCTGCCAAAACGTCTGTGTAGTCTTAGTTCCATCATCGTTATCAACAGTGCTATCGTAGGTCTTGATTCTGCTCACCCTGCATTCAACCTTCGGGTATTCGTCCTCGAACATCACGACACCTTCGATAGCCTGCTTATCGTTCTTTACGACATTCACGTTCTCCAGGTAGCCATCCTTTGCGTAGAAACCATCACTATCCACTTCCTTGTTTGGGAGCATGAGGTAATCAGTAGCAACACCATCGGTGGTGACGTCCGCATCGGCACCAGTGAAATATCCTTTCGGAATATTCCTATCTGAGCCGAATGCGTACAGTCTCGTAATATAAGTTGACTTAGATTCCGAATAGGACATAGACAGAACATTAACATCCTGTTCGAATGTTGTCTGCCCTTCCATTTCGCAATATCCAAGGTATATAATAGAGCCATCTATCCACCACTCGCAGTTGAGCGCATCTTCGGAACAGATGGCGTTGAGAGCATCAAGAATACTGATGGAGCCGTACTCGATCAAGAATCTCTTCTGAACATCGAAAGCCTTGTTGTTGTAAGTAGTGTAGTCAACAGAGAACTCCTTGCCATTGTACGTAAGACCTAGCGCCTTGAGGTTGCCGAGTATAACGTTCATGTGTACGCCTACCGTTGTGGTAAGCTTGAAGGAGGTCTCGTTTGCTCCGTGCTGAGGGCGATACTTGCAAAGCTTATTCTTCCAAGACATATAGTAGGCATCCATCTGCATTTCGTAGTCATAGCCATCACTATCATTGTGCTTAGGGAAGTATGATGATGTAAGCTCAAAGTAGCCGAAGTCGGGAATCTCCACGGAGTCCCCAATCTCGAAATAGATAGGAGTAGCCGTAGTGAACTTCAAGATGATGTAGTGGTGGTCCATAAGCTGATATGACAGCTTAGAGCCCTCACCGAAGTCCTCTAGTGTGAAGAATACCTTGTTATTTCTCTTTATCTGAATCATAGCTTGTATATTTACTTGTTTCACCTCTGTCACTAGGGTCTGGCTCGTTGAGCTTTAGGCTGAACTTTGCCATTTCCCGAATGAACTGACTGAATTGAGTGCAGGAGAGATAGATGCACCGATACCACACATTAGGCTGAAATCGGGTGCGGATAACCAACTCTCCCTTGGCAAGAACCTCCTCGCAGAACCTAGCATAGTTCATCATGAACGTATCTGAGTCCTTGGCGGTCATATTGAACGGCAGCGTTATCTCCCTCTCATCCAATCTAGGATTGTGCTTGATAACTGACTTTCCGTCCTTTGAGCGATACTTGTTGCTGATGAACTCCTTGTTTGGTGCAGGGGTCATGAGCGCACTGAGGGCGGTTTCGTCTAAGAATATGCCCCACGTAAGATAGGCATCTTTGCCATTGATATAAAGTTGACCATTAAGCATAACTATTTAATCATTAAATAACCTCATAGGCTTCGCTGAGAGCCGCTTTTGCTATTGTTGAGTATAGTTGTAAGGGCTGACAAGCGAAAAGCCTATAGAGGTCAAATATCCTTTAATCTTCTGTTCATGTCATCCAGCTTGGCTCCGAAGTCATTATATGTGAGCTTTGAATACTTCACGATGTCTTCGAGGTAGCTGTTTGTCATGATCATCATGTTTCTAATCTCCAATACTGCGCCATTGGTTGAGATACCGAGTGTAACGATGCTCTCCATCTGTGATATGGTGGTAGTCATGTTCTGAGCGATGGACTCTCCTGCAATCTGCAGGGCGGTGAAGCGACCATTCAGCTCGTCTGCGGTATCTTGCCCCATAGATGCCCATCCTCCGCTTGTTGCGGTCTGTGAGGAGGATGATGAACCAGTGTAGCCAGTCACCTTTGCCCACTCGTCACGTCTCTTCAAGCCTTCCTGGACTATATCATCGTAACGCTTATAGAAAGCATCTACATCTTCTTTGGTTAGCTTTCCGTTTTTATCCTTCATAGCCTTTGCCCAATCATCGTAGAGTTTCTTCAAGTCTCCATTGATAAGGTCTTCCATACTGAAAGAGAGAAGGGACTTCTGCATCTTTTCTGCGAAATCATCTGCCATTTCGCTAGCAAAGTCGCTACCATCCTTCTTCATGTCCATGAGGTCCGTCAAAAAGCTATCTCTCATTCCACTGAAGGAAATCTGAGTAAGGTTCTCCTTGAACTGCTCTGACAACTCTTCCAGCTTGCCCGCTTGGTCTATGTAGTCATTCAACTTCTCTGTCAGACGTCCACCATAGTTACCCTTTCCAGTGTTCTCGATATGCTCCCAGATGGCAACGTTGCCACGGAGGAGCTTCGTTTCCTCTGGACTGAGGGAGAAGAGGTCGCCATTGAAGTCTGATTTGACGTTCTTCTTGATCCAATCAATCTCATCACTACCGAAGCCACCCCAATAAGCGTTCCATGAGTGGTGCGAACCGTGATAGCTTGCCTGCGCCTTTGCGATGTCGAGGTAGTTCTGATTTGTCTCCTGCTGATTCTTGTAGGCTTGCTCGTAGTATGAGGTTGCCTTGGAGCCAAAGGAATTTTCCATTGCATCAGTCAAATCCTCGATGGATTGCTGCAAGAGTGTATTTCTGTCCGTCAGTCTTTCGATGGTATCATTGACCTTCTTTGCATTTCCATCTCCACCGAACAGACTATTGAAGCCACCAAATGATAGAGTGTTGAGGATATGTGAAACGTTGTTTCCAATACTCTTCAATGGCTTCATAACGATGTCACCCGATAAAGCATCATCGAGGATGCCCGTTACTGCGCCAAAGACCGTGTCCATGAGGTTACTGATGAGTGTTCCGAAGCCATCTTTCAGAATATCGAGGATGCCGAGTATTGCGGAGATTATTTCACCTGCCATACCGCTATCCCCTAAAGCTTTCGTCAGAGATTTGGCTGCGTCACTATCTTTACCGAGCAACCCTTGGATGCCCTTTGCTAGAGTGTTGGCAACGTCCTTCTGCATGTTGCCGCCGAAAAGCTTGTCAAGTCCTAGAATGGAGTTTCCTATGCCTTTGAGTGACCCCGATGTGAGACCCTGCAAACCATTTTCAAGCTGTTGGAACTGAGAAACTGCCTTCTGTGCAGATGTCTGCAAGTCTGATGATGCCTTCTGAACTGATGAACCAAACTCCAAAACGTTGTTAGATGCGGTAGCGAGTACGCCCTGCGCTCTAGAGAGGTTGGCTTCAGCCTTGCTGATACTTGTCTTATCACCGATCTTCTTAGCCTTAGCGAGGTCTTCCTGCGCCTTGGTAACGGCTTTCGTGGCTTCAATCTCTCGCTCCTGTGCATCAATATAGCCCTGCATGGCTGACTGATAGGAGTTGATGTCGTCCGAAACCTTCTTAAAGATGTCACTATTCCAGATGGTGGCAGAGCCTTGTAACTTGGAGATAAGTTCCTGTATAGTCTTCTGCTCATTAACATCTGTTGTGCTCTTTGAGAGCTCTTGCAGCTTCTCAATGGTAGGTTCAAGTTGGTCCTTGAACATAGCACCGAAGTCTCCGAAGACGCTTCCCCAATCGATGTTCTGTCTGATGGCATTTATCTCGATGGTTTGGAGGTCCTTCTTTCTCTGCTGCTGAAGAGAGAGCTTTTCGCCTTTCGTCTGAGCCTTGACAATCTTCTCTTCGTACTCCTCGGCAATGGCTTGCTTCTGCTGATAGAGAGAACCATACTCCTTCAAGTAGTCGCGCATAGAGGTGAGGGCTTCCCTGTTGACCTCATCAAGCTTCTTGTTATACTCTTGGGTAGCGAGCTCTCTAGCCTTGGAGAGAGCATCAGACTGAGCGGAGGTAAGGGTTGCTTTCTTGCCAGCTTCCTTGTTTTTCTTCTTGAACTCTGTTTCCTGCTTATCAATCTCAGCTTTGCGCTTGGCATAGTCGTTCTTGATTTGAGCAAGCTTCTTCTCCGTGCCTTCCTGCATGAGGGAGATAGTTTCATCTGTATTTTTCTGCTGCAAAGCCTTCAAGCGGTTGTTTAAATCCTCCTGGGCTTTGATAGTCTTGTTTTCTTCCTTGATGCGAGTCTTACGTGCCGTTGCTGCTGCCTTCGCTACCTTCCCACTTACATCACCACCTAGTTTCGAGTAGGCATCCTTGGCTGCCTTCAAGTCTTGTGTGGCGGTTTCGTATTGAGAAGCGGTGTATTTGCTCTTATTTTTCTCCATAGCAGCAACCTTCTTCCTGGCTGCATTGTATTCGCGCTGCGCCTTGTTGTAAGCTTGCTGATAGGTTTCCGTAGAACCATTGTTAGCCAACGCTTGTGCCTTCTTTTTGGCTTGGTTGAGGGATTGTTTGGCTGTGTTCCATTGAGCTTTGAAAATCAAAGGAATGGTCGTAGCGCCAGTGACCGCCCAATTCCGCTTCATCGTTAAGAGGTTGTTCAGAACCTTTGTTTTCTCAGACTCCTGCATGCGGAGATTCAGATCAGCAGGATTGTTCTTGATGTCTTCTCGAAGACCTGCTATCTCTTTCTGAGCCTTATTGATGAACGCATCCAATCTACTCTCACCTGTGGCGTAGTTGATTGTTTCGTTGGCAGCTTGCCAATCGTTGGCCAGATTGATTGCTTTGTCATAGAAGTTAAAGATTTCTTGACGTACACTTTCGTTCTCCTGTGCTTCTTGCAAGCGAACTTCGATAGGCTTTGCATTCTCGGCTGCTTGGTCTCGAAGTTGGATGATATTGGAAAGCTTTTCTTCTGCTTGATCAAGGTCTTCTTGTGCCTGTTGTAACTGACCACCTAGCAATGATGCTTGTCTTCCTCCGTTGTATGCCGCATCATCATGTAGTTGCTTGTTGAGACTTTCAACCTCTTGGCGGAACTTCTCAACTTCCTCAACAGCCTTATCGTACTTCAACTCATCCATGCTCTCGGCAACTTCCTTCTGCGTCTTAGCAAAATCGGCAGATGCTAGTTGAGCTTGTGAATATTGCTCTGTTAACTGAGGTGCGAGGTTGGAGAGTTTTTGGTAAGCTTCTGCCTTCTCGTATTCTGTAGCTGTCTCAGACTGAATTGTTCTGATAAGGCTTTCGATATTTTGCTGACGTTCCTTGACCTTGCTGTCAAACTCATCCCATGCTTCATTGGATTTCCTTACTGCCGTTTCATGTGCTGATTCGGCGGTAGCAAGCTTATACACGGCATAGGTTACTGCTGCGATGGTGGCAGCTATCCAAAAAAGAGGACTTGAGAACATAGAAGCATTCCATGCGTCCTGTGCCCTTTTGCAGAGAAGGGTGACCTGTGCCCATATTCCTTTGGCTGCGGTGTCTCTTGCGGTAGCTGCGGTATTCAAGCCTTGGGATGCGGTGTTAGCCGCATTGGCTGCGGTATTTGCTTCTGTGGCTGCGGTTGCAGCAGTTTCTCTAGCCGTTTGGAGTTGCTTTGCGATGGTGTTCCTTTCGTTAACGGCAGTGTTGAGTTTGATTTCTGCTGTCTCTACCTTCTGCCCATCTGTATAGGATTGCAGGGCATCGTAAGCATCTTGTAGTGATTGAACCTCGTTGTCCTGCATTGCAAGTTTGTTCTCCAAAGTCTTCACTTCCTCTGCGGCTGCGGTGGCTGCGTCTGCCTTTGCTTTTGCCTGCGCCTGTAGTTCGGCAACGTAAGCCGCGACCTCTTCACGCTTAGATGCTACCAGCTCTGCCTGTGCTGCTGATAATTGACCTTTGGCTACTGCTTCTTCAAGGTCTGTCTTCTTTGCTTCTTCCTTCATAGGGAGCAAAGATTCAAGAGCTGACAACTCGGCTGCATATCCTGCATTTGTTGTTGCTGTGTCAAAGGCTGCTACACTAACTGCCATTGCCTTATAAAGACCGATGGCAGATGCGGCTGCAAGGATAACCTCACCTATCTCCTTCCAATGGTCGATAACCTTAGATGTGATATCCAAAGCATCATTCATCAAACCTTCTGTCTGTGTGCCGAGGTCATTGATAGCCATTTCGATGGTGTCTTGGATATTGCTTATCTGTCCAGTAATAGAGTGAGATTGCTTTTCCATCAATCCACCGAACTTACCGCCTTCATTGGTAAGGCTTTCGATAGCCTTCTTGACTTCGGGGAAACCAACCTTACCTGCTGTCACCAATTCCGAAACCTTATCCTTGGTAACTCCGAACTGCTTGGCTAGTTCCTCTGTCAAAGGAATACCGCGACCTGTAAATTGCATCAAGTCTCTTGTGAACAATCGACCTTGCACCATCGTGGTACCATAGAGCCATGTGAGGTCTTGCAGGTTTAATCCCAATCCTGCGGATACGTCACCGAGTCTTCTCATGGTATCGGTAATCTCGTTGGCTGCAAATCCGTATGCGAGAAGCTGCTTTGCGCCATTTACCACACCCTTCATGTCAAAAGGTGTAGTAGCAGCAAGGTTGGCGAGGTCCGAAATCATTCCCTTTGCCTTCTGTCCGCTACCGAGCATGGTTTCAAAGGCAATCTCAAACTGCTGAAACTCTCCTCGGACAGTACCCAGTGTGCTGATGATTTCCTTTGCCGTAAAGCCAGCGAAAGCCACCGATGCAACAGACTTGATGCGATTGAAAACATTCTCAATGCTCTGACCCTGCTGCTCGACTGCTCTTGCTGTCTGTGATACTCCATCCTGCACCCCTCGGAAGGCTTTCAGTACGGATGAATTGTCACCTGTTATGTCAAACTTGATACTTGCCATTTTTTTTATTCTGTCAATTACGTAAAGGTGCACCTCCTCACTCAAACCTTTATTCTTTACTTTGTTCTTGTTATTGAAGGAGGTTAAATTGGATTCTCTTCGCTCTGTCTGATCAGCTCCATGATGTCCTCTTTGTTATCTCCGCTGAAGACCTTCTCTGTTGCTGATGGAATGTGAGCCTTCTTTCTTTCCTCATCGGATAGATAGATGGAAGTTATCTTATCCTTCATCATAAGCGTGAGGTTGTTGTATGAGATTTCCCACAGAACATAGTCAAGGGTCCACTTGTATCTCTCGCAAGCTGCATCAATGAGAGAGCCCCAAATGGTCCTGCCACCAAAGATATACTGATTGCTGGAGTCTTTGGCTTGGTTTATCTTCTCCATACGCTCCGCTTCCTTGTCTATCCCACATTCCGTGATGATGTCGTGAAGTTTGTTGTCTGAGAGTATGGTGATGAGAAGAGTAGCTATATCATCGTTATCACAGAACTTGAAGATGATGTTTTCTCTTGCCTTCAATATGCGTGAACTGAGCATATCGGATTTCTTCTGAAGAGTGTGGTAGGCTATTATCTTACAGCAAAGACTTCGATTCTCCTCTACTACACGGAGTGCTTCAATGAGGGGATTCAGCTTTAAGTTATCATCTTTGATACCTAGCTGCTTAATCAATGGAGCAGTCAAATACATCTTGCCTAAAGTCTGAGGGTAGATAAACAAATGTCTTCTACCTACCTGTATGCCTAGAGGTGTATCTGTTAACACCATGGCTATAATAGCGCCAATTTCGATGTCATTCTTCATAAGCCAATAAAATTTGTTAGCACCCAAGGCAGGACTCGAACCTGCGTCTTTCAACCAGCTTTTTAAAGACCAACTGGATTTTATGTGACGGACTTTGGTCTCGCTCTAACCAACTGAGCTACTTGGGTAGGTTGCCGACTGATAACCCTCAATCGGCTGAAGGGTGAAAAGAAATCTTTAAACGTCACCGTCGGTTTGTCCGTTTGTTGGAACAGTTATCTCCGTTGTTGTGTCTGTAGCACCTGCAGGATGCTTGAATGTAAGAACATATTCATCAGTCTTACCCTTAGCTTTCTTGGCTGTGATGATGCGCCAACGGAACTGACAATATACGGTCTCACCCTTCTTGTTGGTGGTCTTTGCTACCTCGTCACCCTCTGGCACAAGAGCCTTGTGGGTGTACTGCATCAAAGCACCATCCGCAGATGAATATGATTCCTCTACGCTGACGGTTGAATTGCCAATATAGCAGCCAGGGTTCTCTGCATCTTCCGGCTGAACAGCGATAGCGTAGTTTCCTTCGATAAGTCCATCAATGGTAGGGAATGGCTGAGGTAAGCCCTTCTTGATGAACTCTTGATAAACGAGTTCGTAGGTGGACTTAGTTGTCTTTGAATCGACAATACCGCCACCTTCCTCCTTAGCTTCTGTTGTATCACCCTTGGTAGGGTTCAGCTGGGTAGTGTCCTCCTTTGGAGTGTCGAGCTTCTTCCAGTTGTTGGTTGCAGCACTAAGGTCACGAACATAGATGGATGGTTTTCCCCATGTTGTTACTGACATAATCTTAATCGTTTATAGTTTGATACAATAATTTGTTATTAATGATGTGCTCACTTGTGCCCTCGCAAGCTATTACCCTCTGTTCACTCATAGACAAGCGGAAATCCGACCCATGAACTGCTTCGAAGGTAGAGAAAGAGAGTTGACATAACTCACGGAGCCTTGCCGTGTTCTCTTCCTTTCGGGTATTGCCTTTCTTTGTGATAGCTTGATCTTGAACATAGATGTTTACATTCACAAAAGCTTCTTGGATTTGCGAGGTTTGATTTGCTAGCACAGAGATACAAATATCTTCCTTGCCAGTTGTACCTGTTCCATAGAATGGTCTTCCTCGCTTGCAAAGACTACCTGTTACTGCAGTCTTTAATTTTGAAGAAGAGATAATGTTGTACACATCATCCTTAATATCAATATCCGATTTCATAGCTTTATCTGATTGATTCTACTTACAGCTTTATCCACAGCGAGCTTTAGTTTACCATCAACGACGGAACGAGCCCATAACTCAGTGGATGCAAGCACATCTTTATTTTCTTTAGCTTCTACAAAGTCTGCATAGTTCATAGCCGCGACTACTACCAATGCGTAAACCTGTGAGTATTCCTTTGCTAGGTCAGCTATCATTTGTCTTCCTTCTTGTGAACCATTAGAACCATTGCCTATGGAAGCAAAGGCTGATTCTACTTGTTTCCTTCCGTAGTCAAAGATGGCATAACCGATGGAACTTCGTAGGTTTCCTGTATGGTCTATCCAACTTTCCTCTGCCGAGCGGTCTCTTATCCTTGCATTACATTCTTCTCCTAGCTTGGCATAAGCAGTGAGGATTTCTTGCTTTATTATCGCCATAGCGGACTGAAAAAAGTTATCGAGCGCAGACTGAGAGGTTGAGAGTTTTATACCCATATTTTACATTGCAGTTGATAACGATGAAAGCCGAGTACAACAAATTCCTTCACTTCGTTTCCGAAGAACTTTACACGGATTTTATCTCCGTATTCGAAATCGCGGCATGCTCTAGGAAGGTTGTAGATGGTGTAGGAATAGTTCTTTGCAGAACCATCGGGAATAGTGATAACGTTTGCCTTGCCAGCAGGAACAATATCACACTTACAATAGTTCTCCACCAATTCTTCTGAGCCTTGAACATAGTCTCCGTTATCGTCTTCATACCCATCAGTTACGTGTAGGTAATCTAGGGTATGAGCAGCGAAATCCAATACAGCCATATCTTAACCTCCTATATAAACCATCGGTTGACCCAGTGCAGGGGTTTCACCGATGGTTTTGTATAAAGCATTTATTCGTACTAGCAGCCTTTCCTTATCCTTGTCAGATAGTGTTCCAATGCTCTTGTCTGACTCGGATAAGCTTACAGCTTGTATGAGAGAGTACAGACAATCAGCAAGCGCACCTTTCCATTCCTTGGACTGAGCGACCTCGAATGTATATTCATCATCACCATTAAGCTGACGTTCTATCATCTTATTCTCCACGAATCCTAAAGGGATAGGGTAGTGGATTTCATCAATCAATGCTTGCTTTATTGTCTTCATATCAATTCAAATTAAACCTCTGAAGTGAGTTTAGAGAGAACTTCGGCTTCCTCCTCATCGCTGAGTGAGTTGAGAGCCTTAATCAGAGTCTCATCGGTTGAGTTAGCCTTCACATTGGCACCAGCAGCCTTCAAAGCAGCGATGAGGTCAGCCTTCTTATACTTCTTACCCTTGTAAGTTGTATACTGGTCGGTAGTATCGGTAGACTCGGCTTCCGTATCAACCTCCTCAGACTTGGTAGAAAGCATGTAAATCTGATCTACATCTTCGATTACTGGCAAGCAGATAGCCTGTCCTGCGGTAACCTCCTGCAAAGATGGCTCATTCTTGGAGTACTTAGAGATAAGCTTGTAGCTGTCAACGTTAGAGTACTGAACACCTGCTACTCGGTTGGTATCCTCTGCAAGGGTACCCCAAACGAAAGAGCCTACGTTGGTGTTACAGATGAAGATGATGTTATTCTCATTCCATGGCTTAACTGATTTTGGCTTTCCGTTCTTCTCGATAATCACGGTTCGGTTGATAACCTTGATGGCTGCACCGAACTCATCCTCGAATGCTTCCGAGAAAGCTGACTCCGATGGTGTCTTGAGCTTGGTATTTTCTGTATAAGTCTTACCCTCGTAGTCGGCAACAAGCTCTTTTGCCCATTGCTCCTTGCGGATTTTCTTAATCTGCGTCTTAGCGAGCATAACCTGTATGATGGTATTGTTATCGGCATTTGCCTTATCGAAGATTTTCTCGAAATCATCACGGGTAGTAACACCATTGGTTTCTGTTTTGAAGCAGTTTGCCTTAAAATATCCATAGTCAACACGGATAGCCTTACCCGAATTGTCTGCATCTTCAACGGCAATAATACCATTAGAGAGACCTGCCAAGAAGTTCATTTCGTTACGCTCTTCGAGACCGACAGAGCAAGCGACACCATCATTCATGAGCTTGTTGATGATACGAGCCTTTGCAGTTTTAGCAGCCTGTCGTGTTGATGTAGCCTGCTCAACCAAGCCTTGCGCCTGGAATGAATTGGCTCTCGCTACAATGTTCTCATACTGAGCCTTCATGATGTTGATGTTGTTGATATCAGACTCGAAAAGAATCTTCTTCATCGCAATCTTTGGCAACTTACCATTAGAGGTTGCGATTTGACCACGCTTCTTCAAAGGAATGTCTGAATCCATCTCAACGATGTCGGCAGCTACATATGTGGTCTTAGCTGATGAACCTTCCCACTTCTGATCTGGAGAATACACATCGGTAAGCATCTCCTTGTAAAGATAGGTACGCTCCTTCGGATTCTCCTTCTCCTTAACATACAAGCTAAGTTTAGGGAAAATAGCTCGGATAAACTGAATAAAAAGTGATTCGTTCATATAAACAATCTTTTAAGTTAAAAACTAGAGCACAACTTAGTCATGCTCAAAAATAAGACTTGGGAGAGCTGTCTTGATGGCGGTTCTCTGAGTTTCGTCCTTGAACTGATAAGGCATTGCCACATCATTCACGCGACCATTATCCATAATGGCAACCGCTTCACCCTTCATGCGTGAGCGAACGACAACACCAGCAAATTCTGCTTCGCTAGCCTTGTCTTTGTACTTGCCATCTTCTGTTTCAAGTGGAGAATACTCATAAACATCATCAACCTTCTTGCGGACAATGATGTGACCTGCCTGAATAACCTCATCCTTGAAGTTGGCGTAGTCGAGTGCTCTACCGCCTGTGATACCACCGAGATACTGACGGATAACCACAGCGTCCTTACCCATGTCGTAGCCTTTGGTTTTTGGCTTGTAGTCTTCTGCTACCATAATCTAATAATTTATTAGTGAAACAATAGATGATTACATCTGAGCCAGCTCCTTGACTTCATCATCAGACATTAACTTATCTTCCTCCTTTGGCTGAGGTTTGGTATCGGGAGCAGGGATTCGTCCAAGCTTTTCAAGACCCTTTTCAAGTCTTTCCTTGTTCTCTTCCTCAATATCTTCCTTCAACTCATCGAGGTAGTCCTCAAACTCCTCTTCATTCTCAAACTTCATGTGAGAGAAAGATTTAAGCCGACGCTCTCCGAACTTACCTGTGTCCTTCAGCAGTTCCCTTACCTTTGCGGTACGGCTGCTTGTGGTATTGCCAGACTTCAATGCAGTTACATCGCCTTGGAGTGTAGCAACAGCCTTCGTAAGTTCCTTGATTGCGTTGAGGGTAGCGGAGTCATCATCATCGCTATCCTTCTTGCCCTTCTTGCCCTTCCGTGACGGACTTCTACGTGCTGGATCGTCATCTGGATCTGGATCGTCATCTGGATCTGGATCGTCATCATCGAGTGCAGGATGAGCGTTTTTGTACTCTGAGACTTGGCGGTCTGCTGCGGACTGAGTTAACTGGAGTAACGGCAAGACATCATCAATTGCGTCACTAATACCTTCACTAACTTCTTCGTCAGTAGCATCATCTTTGAGTTGAAGTTTGTTGGCAACATTGGCGGCAACACCCTTTAACTCCTTACGACTGAACCCCAATGCCTTAATGTCTCGATTGGTTTTCAGTGCTTCAAGAACTTTTCTGTAATACTTGTTCATTGCTTGTTGAGTTATATTTAACAAAAAATGGTCTGCGAGCGAAATGCAGGCAGACCAAACGTAGAACTCGGTGTAAGAGCAATGTTACGAAAAGTTCTGTCACGTGCATCTTCACACGCTTTTATGGGTGCAAATATACGAAATATTATTTAATCAACAAATAGTTTTTGCAAAAAAGTGAGAAATTATTTTCATTTCAATAAACAAGGGAGAACTTCACAGCCCTCCCTTGATAGATAAGATGCAATAAAAATGCACTTAAACGTGCAAAATATCTTCTATGTTTAAGTTAGATTCTTTTGGTATGTAATTATGGATTTGAGGTATTTTATCGGCTTGTAGCCTATAGTCTCCCTTTGTCGTGGTAAGAGTAATACTGATCGGACTTGCTACTGATGATAACGTGGTCCATAAAATACAATCTCATTATTTCACAAGCCTTCTGTATCTTATATGTTATCTCATCGTCAGACTTTGATGGAAAGCAGTTAGAGCTTGGATGATTGTGAACCAATGCTATTATTACGGCATTGCAGGAGATAGCTTCTTTACACACAATTCTTACGTCTATAGGAGTTTCTGATATTCCACCTTGTGACAATCGAACCATTTTGATTAACTTGAAGTTGTTATCCATACAGAACAGATAAGATTCTTCTATTTCTAAATCCTTGACGTATGGTAAAATATAGTTGTAGATGTCGAGGGAACTACCCAAATCTGTAAGTTCTTGCGACTTCTCCTTCATAAATCTTCTGCCAAGTTCGAATGCAGCGAGTATAGCGGTAGCCTTCTTTTCACCTATTCCTTTGATAGATGTAAGCTCCTGCAGTGTTCTCTTGCTTGCCTTTCTGAGGGAATGACTACCATCAAAGATTTTTCTTATTGGTTCATTACCCTGTAGCATAGGGTCTATACCGATAATTGAAGCAATAAGGTTCTCATTACTCAGATATTCTACCCCATATTCCTTTGCGTATGATGTGATAGAATCGTACTTGATAGTTCTTGCATTATCCTTCATAAGATACCTCCTCTATGTCTTTTGAATAATTGAACACAACATCAAAACCGAATCCCAATTCAGTAATGAGGTAGAAATGAATATCCTCCCAGTCCCAACTTGAAGGAATGCCTATTATCTTTTTAGACTTTTCGGCATCCATTGCTATGATAACGTTCTCTTCCATTGCTCTATCTTATTTTTAAAAGTTCATAACTTTCGTTTCATACACTATGAATCCTATCTGATCCACCACAATCAGTTTCAGATGATTTCCTCCTGGTCCATTTATATCACCATCATTCAATCCGATTTCCTCTAACGTTTCCTTGATGGCAGTTTGGTAATCTCCTATACCTTGTATTAATAAGCATAGGTCTGGTCTCTCATCAAGAAACTGGTGAAAACCATATAGGCTATATGAGCCTTTTTTGATGAGTGAGAAGAAATCTTTCCATTCATCACCACTAATCTGCGTGGTTACGGATTTAAGCTCTTCTATTGTTGTGCAGTTGCTTTCCATACGATTCCATTTAGCGTGATACAATGAAGTCTTTATCTGTAAAAGTCTGATCCTTGAATCTTTCGAACAATTCTCGGTCACTGATGAGCTCATTAGCAAATGATAACTCTCTGAATGAAAGTTTGTACCCAAACTTATCTTTCAACATTTCGATTTTGAGTTCTTCTTTCTGAAGTTCCGATAATTCATATACTGTCATATTCATTTCCTCCGATTAAACATTGTCATATCGCTGTCCAACAATTCAAATTTAATTCCTTTCTCTGTTTTCTTAGCCATCCATTTAGCTGTAACCACACCGTCATTCCATGCTTTTATGAGGGGGAGAACCTTACACTCCCCTACATTTATAATTTGAGTTATATACTCACAAGCACCTTCAAAAGTGTCGAATGCGTGAAGTAATACCGTATATCTATCTGATTCTGTGTAAACGTTCATTGCTCTTATGTATTTTTTAGATTTCTACTTCATTTATTTCGTATTCACAATCAGAAAGAATGTTCTCGATAGTATCTTGCAAATCTTCCAATACGTTCATTTCATCTTCATCGTCTGCGTCAAATTCATTTGATTCGTAAACATTTGATGAGGTCCATTTACCATTTCTAGTTATAAAATTATAACCTTCCATTCTCGAGTAAGCCTTTCTTGTGTCTCTGAGACTTATTTCAACTATTACCTTTTTCATTGCTCTTATCTTTTAAATTGTTATTTTATTTTTGATAATGCAAAGGTAATCATTTTTTTGCATTTGACCAAATGTTTAGTGCTAAATATACTTTTTGCTAACTTAGTTTAACTTATTGATACTTAGATACTTATATCAAGCTATTAATCTCGTGTATGTAAGTCTGTTTCTTAAAAATGGTATAAGTATATGGAGATAAAAAATGAACCGCTTAGAAGGCTTATATTGAAGTGTATAGTCTTTTTCTGAATTACTTTATATTAAATAAAAAAATGCACTCTAACCTCACGGTCGGAGTGCACTAAGAGCAATGAAACGTTAAAAGATACGTTTCGGCTGCAAAGTTACAAAACTTTTCTGTATCTTGTAAATTTATACTATACTATTTAACAATTGCAAATCATTGTCTTTATCGTAGTCGTATGGATAGAAGGTGTTGGCAAGGGCATCCATCTTGTCGGGAGAACGTTTCAGACGCTTCTTGATTTCGTCTTTTGGTTCCATGATGATTGAACCATCTGACTGAAACAACCAATGCACTTCGCACAATTCTTGATCCAACTCATCGTCAGGTGGGAGTGCTGCAAAGAATCCATTCTTCGGGTTGAGCCAGTCACGTATGCACCAAAACAAATAAGCCCTCATGTTAGCGAAAGAGTAGCAGCCTGTCACATCGTGCTTATTTCTTACGCCTTCCGAGAACTTGCAAGAGAATGCCGTTAAGTACTTTTGTTCTATGAGTCTTGAATATACTCCAGCACCTTCTCCTATGGTATCAATGAAGGCTTTATTCTTTGAACTCAAACTTAGGTAGTGTGCGACTTGACCTGCGACTGCCATGTGGTCCGCATGACCACCCGAATTATGACACTTGATTTCTGAAACATAGTTTCCTTGTCGTGGAACATAGCAAGACCTATCGCGCCCCATACCTGCGACATCGACACCTAGGCGTATTGGCTTATGGGTGATAAAGCCACTATCTTTAAGTTCCTTCCATCTTCTATGGGCAATCTCGCACCATTCGTATGGAATGAGGGTATCTTCTGACACCTTCGGAAACATACCGAGAACCTTAACACGAAAAAGGTCATTTGGAGTGTAATATCCACCTTCCCAAACAAAATCACCACGACCTTCATCAAACTCAGACTTTCTGATCTTCTGTGCCCATGCTGAGACCTTATCGGCTACCCATTCATAGTCAACTTGTCCAGGGATAATGTTTTTCTTGCTGACTACGTTCTCTGCGTTGAGGGATGATAATCTAAACTTCTTGAATCGGGGAGACTTCATGGAGTTGGCTGCATACCCTGTAGTAACGTTTGGGTTGAACACCAATAGCAATCGAGAGTTTCCTTGCAGGTTACCCTCGATTGCATTATAGATGGTGTCCGAGATACCCGATGCTTCAGTTACGATGAACATGGTGTTTACAGCATGGAATCCCGACCATGCCTCTGTATTGTCGGCTGAAGACTTGAAACCTGTCAGATACCATTCCTCATAATCAGTTCTGATGCCATCCGACAGCAAACGACCAGGCAGGAAGCCTGCCTTTTTGTATAGACGTGCCACTTCTGGTATCATGATATTTGTCACCTGTCTTCCTGTCGGTGCAGTAAGGGCAATCTTGGTGTTCTTTTCCAAACTGCCATCCTTGCCAAAGCGAGGAGTGAGGTATAGAAAACATAAAGCGGCTACGGCAGCGATGAAGTCCTTACCCCTTGCAGTTCCACTGGCTACCGTTGTCATTTTGTTCTTCTGAACAGAACGCAATATAGCCTTTTGCTCTTCGTCAAGTCTAGCCTTCAAGACTTCCTTGGCGAAGAGACACCAATCATTGCGCCATGCAATCATTTTTTTTATTGCTTTCTGTTCTGACATATTTTTAATTCAACAATATTCGTATTTTCTTATTTCCTTTGAGTATGGCTACCGCTGCTCTGTGGTGACCGTCAATTATATAAATGTTTCCATTACGCTGTACTCCATAAGGGACTTCATTTGAATCAAAATTAATAGATGCAATCGCCTTTAGATTATTCGCTCCTATGTATTCTTGTGTTGGGTGTATCTTATCGACCGACACATATTCGTACTTTCCTTTTGGTTTGCTAAATGACGATACAGTTTCTACGCTTGCCCTAACTTTTTCTGATTCCTCTTTTTGATATTTCTGCTTGAATATATCATTTACTTTGACAGCCATAGTACTCGTATTACCGAAAAGAGGAAAAGAAATTGCGTCTACCTTTTTGTCTATTTTGCCCCCCACATCAATCTTTCTGCTCTTTGCACTATTGGAACTATTTGTTCCTCTTGTGCCATTACTTCGTTTACCCATAAACAAACAATTTAATTACTAGCTATAATAAACTACTTTGAGAGCTTTGGAAAATCCTGCATGTTATCAAGCATATCTTCTATAGAGAAGTTCTTTACTTGAGTATCATACAAGGTCTTTTTCAGCTCTTGATATTTTTCTTTTGCATCAACATCAAGCATACCAATAGTATCTTTCATCTTTTCAAAAGCTTTTAACTTATTCTTGATGATGATGATTGGTGTTACATAGACGGCATTGTTCTCCTTACACCACTGCTCAATTACATTACCGCCACCATAAACGATAAATCTGAATTTGTTGCCATTTGCTACGAACTTGGCAATTTCGTATTCAAATTGCAGTTCATTTAATCGGTCTGTACACCCTCTTGTGGCGAATGATGAGTAACCTTTAGGGACACCCATCAAATTCAGCTTATAGAACTTAGGAGCCACATTTAAGTCAACAAATACACCTATCCCTTTTTCCTGCATAGCTCTCGCAAGAAAGCGCTTCTTGTATACCAAAAGCTATTGGAGTATCATTTGATAAGCTGAAGTTTGGCTCAATAATGCTGCCAGGGTTGTACTTCAAAATCTTCTCTGGCTTCTCATAGATTGACCGGAATCTATAATCATCAGTATAGAAGTGGAGTGTTCCCCTGCCATTCATATTAGTTGTTCTTGCCTGCTCTCCAAAGCAATAGAATGGGATTCCTATGTACTGAGGTTGCACATCAGACAACAAACATGGTATCTCCAACGGATTGTCCGTTGGGAACAAACAGTCTGGTATATACAATTCTCCGTTATACATAATTATCCTTCTTCATCATCGGGAAGCTCCTTCATTAACTTCTCGAATGGGTTTTCTACTAATCTGTTATCTACTTGCTCGACATAGCCACGCTTCTTGCCCTTAGTTTTCAGAAGGAAGATGATTGCGGTTAGGTTACCTTCATTCACCTTTTCGACCAGCTTGCTTTCAGTAAAGTCAAGAATGCCTTCATCTATATCGTCCAACATCTTGGCTAACTTCTCATCCTCTTTTCGCCAGTTATATAAGGCTTGGCGTGTAATGCCCAAAGCTACTGCCGTAGCAGCCATATTGCCGCCCTTCTTTTCGTAAGCAGCGGCAATCTTTTTTAATTCTGTTCTTCTTACCTTTGTCATAATCAACCTTTCTAATTTGCTGATGCTATGACTGCTTTCAAAGCATCTATATACGACATATTCTTGCACAACAAAAGTGATTTCGAAAGATGGTCTAATGGTCCAAGTCCAGGAAGCAGATTAATATCTATAGGATAATATCTGCCATCTATCCCCTTGCGAAAATCAATTCTTGCGTGAGATTTCAATCCTAAGTAAAGGAATATAGTTCCTGCCAAATTCATTAACCTGTCATCATTCATTGCAGAACAGCATTCCTTAAAACCAACTTTGCAATCTCGTGTTTGGATGCCATTGGTTTCATCGCAATCAATAGAAATCGAACACAGAAGTAAATATTTATGGTTATTAATGCAGGTTACCGTGCAATCAGATCCAGCAATATACTCCTCAACAATACTTTCCATTCCGAACTCTTCTTTAAGGTATTTCATCTGTTCCATTACCTCTTTTGGGGTACGACAGATGCTTTTCTCCGATATACCAAAGCTATCACTTCCATATCTAGGTTTAACAAAATATGTCTTACCTTCTTGTAATGATGATAAATGATATTGTTTCGGTGCTCTAATACCGCAACTACAAAGGAAACGGAAGACCTTTTCCTTATCCTTAACCAATTCGTATTTAGAGAAATCCTCTGCTGTTGTTTTTACACCTTTTGCTCGGATAGTCTTGATGAGAGATTCACTTGCGGTTCTAAGTAATGCCACATCTTCCTTTTGTAAGAAGTCTAGCTTATCGTTTTCATCTACAACAGCTAGTTTGACATTATCTTTTCCTAAGGCTTCTCTATAATATTTGAAGACGGAAGAAATTCCATAGTTCTCCATCTCTTCTTTACTTGTTATGCTCCAAATCATTTTCTTTTTCTCCTTCCTTTATTTCGATTAAACGTTCACTCGCTAACTCTAACAATTTGGCAAATGAGATACTTGGGGATTTTATGCCAAACTCCTTACCTATGTCCTGTTGAATCTTAAGCAGGGTCTTCTCGTTATCTTCTTCGGAAGCTAAAACGAGAGCATCGCTTTTGCGTGCTTGCTCACGAATGTCTCCATACAATGTGTCCAGACTAGCAAATGAACTAGGGTAGAGGATGATGGTGAATACGAAATTCTCCTGCATGGCATATACATCTATACCCTCTGTGCTTATTGGCTTAATCTCGTCAATGTTCACATGAGCAAACTTCTTGAAGTCGATAGATTGAATTGATGCAAACAACTTCTTCAAGATGCTAACATTAGCTTCACCATGAAGGGAGTTGTGAGATAATTCAATAGCAATAGCTTCATCATTTGTAATCTCGCTCTCTTCTACATATAAGATGCCTAGCATTTTATAGTGCAGTTTCTTGCATGCCCTCAAACGATGATTACCGCTGATCATGATGTATCTACCATTATCCTTCTTGATACAGGTAGGCACACTACTCAATCCAGACTTAGCAATGTTGTCTGTTAGTTGGGCGAAGTCTTCACCCGACATTTCATTTGCATTGATTTCTACCTCATCTATGAGGTTTATATCAACTTTTGCGTATTTCCATCTATCTTCATTTTCCATTCTTCAACGATTTTTGATATTTCTCAATGATTTCCTTATTCGTAGGGTATATGCCAAGTATTCCTTCGTAAGCAAGATAAGATGATGTGCAGTGTTCCTTCACTTTCTTGTACACGCCACGATATTTCATGCTCACTGGCTTATGAGTATAAGCGCAGGATATAACCTTCTCGCAAAGCTTGCGCATTCTTCTGCTCAAATATCTTTGAACGCCTACAGACTGAATGCAATACAATATGAGTTTACTCAATCGAGGGATTGCGTTATTCGTGCAGAAGTCCGTTAACTGAAACAAATCATACCCCTTGTGTTGAGGTAGCGTAAAACCAAATCCACCTAGGGTATATTTGTCGTATTTCACCACAAAAGCAAATTGACAGACACTACATTGGTCCACCTTCTTGATATACTTCTTTTGCAAGCAATGAAGTAAAGGTGGGTTTACCCGTTCAATCATCAGTTTGCTTGCGTCTGTAATCTCCAAATCATCGGGAGGTACAATCTCGTTGCATTCGATTCTGTATGAAGAATATGAGGTGCTTGCATTATTTTGTGCAGTTGGCTTATTGCAATAGAGGAACCTTCCTGCAGACCGTCTTTCCCCACTTGAATTATTCCACATAGCTATCTTATGCAGGTTTCTCAGATAAGGGCTGTTGCTGAAATAGTAGAAATAACTATCACTCGGAATACTTTCCACAAGATTATAGTAATCGTTCCTTGCAACAGAAAAATCTGATTTCAAGTCACTATTCTCAGAAATGAGTTTGAATGCTCTCTTCTGCTTCTTCTCTATTCTTCCGTAATTAAAGAAGATTACCTTCTTGTTCTTGATGGCTTCTTCTAGTGTTCCAACATGGAAATCACATGTAGTGAGCAATCTCATCAATCGCTCATTTGCCTTCTCGGTTTTTTCGATAGATTCCCTTGCCTTAATTTTCAACGCTTCGAAGACAGCACTATTTCTTGCCGATTCACTCATGAAATACTTTTGCAGTTTCACGGCATAAAGAGCTAGCGCAAGCTGTCTTGATGGTGTAGGATTGTTATAGTCCTCCAACCATGCAAGCTTATCCTTATATGTTAGTGATGTTTTACCATTTGCCAACATATAGAGCAGATAGCAGTAGGCATCTTGGCAGTATATAGATACTTCCACCTTATCAAGGAAGAATAACTCATAGTAATACATAAAGCCATTTACTATGCAGATTTCCTTGTGTCCGTTAGCTTTTACAGCATCATATAGAGCTGAAACCATTTCAGAATTGTATGGCAAAGGCATAGTCATAAAAGCTTCTATTGCGCTATATGGATTCCCTTGATATAGGAGTGGGCATAACTCTTCTGGAGTATCATATTTAAGCCCTGTAACCTCACAAAATTGCTTGTAAGATGTTATAGATTGATAATCTTCCAATTCGTGGCTTATGGCGTAATAGAATATGCGATATGCGGAATACACGCAATTCATGGCACGATAGAAATCATCAGTTGCATGAAACGTTCTAAATTCTATCGTCTTCGTCTTGAAGTATGCAGAAATATTCACTGCATGGCGTATGAAACCTTTCTTAGACTGATTTGTGAAGAGGGTTTGTAATTCATCAAACGTCTGAGCATTTTTTACTCCTTCGAAATATTTTTCTGTAGGAATAGGTTTGGCATTGAATATGTGTTCATCCCAATCTGAGATTTTCGCATATCTCTTAAAATATGGATAGCAGACATAAAAGAATAGATATACTTTCTTTAGCTGATCTACAGACAAATCTCCTACGTATATGTGAACATGAGTATCAATACTCCACTTAATCTTGCCACCTGCAGCAACCATCGATTCATATACAGAACGGAGGTCATGCAGCTCTTTTAGGCAGTAAAGATGTAGTGGAGGGGTATTCACCTCTCCACCAAACTGCTTATTGCTTGAACAATCGGTATTATCAATGCTCTCTTCCTTGCTCCAGGAGTAACCTTCGGGCAAAGTTACCTTCGCCCTTTCAAGATTGCACATTTCGATTTCAATACCGAATGTTCTGTTTTTTATGTCACTATCTACATTCATGAAGCATATCTATTTCGTTAATAATACCTAATCTCTGAATAGTTCTTCCTGTCTTTCGGAAGTCTATCCCTAAAGCTACACTTGCAAGCGTAATGAGGGATGATGTAACTGGTAATTCTAAGCCTATATGATGAGCAATACTTTCCATCAGTACCAATCCCTCTGAAACGTCTTCTGTGATGTAACGTGAGTGAACAGATGTTGGGCTGATGGCTCTATCACTAGATTCTGAGTAACGATGCAAACTCTCTATAGGGGCTGACATATTGAAACCTCCTGCTTCAAATACGCTTGTTTTGAAAAAGCCCAAGTTTTTTAAGACCTTCATCTTTTCTTCGTCAAGTCTCATCAATAGATTGATAGTGGAGTCATTTCCTCTAGCGTATGCTTCACGATACATACAGAAATTTCCCTTTGAATATTCTATTCTCGGAATACTCATAATTGAACCTACCGTATGCAACACCATATTTGGATTGAGTAATGCAGATTCAAGCACGCAATATTTTCCTATAAAACCTTTGCTAATTTTATGCAGTTTCTCCATGCAGGTATCATGATTAGAAAAGCATGCTACAGGAATAACTTCATGCCTATAACCAACACGAAAAACAACTTCGTTTGGTTTATCATTCAATTCTACTCGTCCTTCCAAATATGGACCTGTAGCTTCAACTAACATTGGTAGTTTTCTGCAATATTTCTCAAAATAGAAAGAGGATGCGTAACTAGAGATACAGACAACAATCTGATTATTGTGAAGGTATTGATGTATACGTTCTACTAGACCATCATAGAAGTTACTCTGAATAGTACAAAATATAACTTCTGCTTCTGCAACCTTACTGAGGTCTTTAGAAACCTCTTTGATTGCAGTTTCTATATAAGTTGATTTCTCTTTAAGAAAAACCCTTTTGCCGTTCTTGATAAGTCTATCAAAGGCATCTGATTTGTATGAAGATGTCTTTAGAAGTGTAACTTCATGACCTTTAATAGAGAGGTCTGCGGCAAAAGCTACTCCCACATTGCCCGTTCCTATAACTGCTATTTTCATGCTCTTTTATTTTAATTCTACAAAAATAGAGCGGCTAGAGGGACTCGAACCTTCGACCTTCACATTGGGAATGTGACGCTCTGACCGACTGAGCTATACCCGCAAAAGAGCGGAGAGTTGGAGCCGCACCAACGACCTCAGTGATGGTATCACTGCGCTCTACTAACTGAGCTATCTCCGCTTATAATAACAATATTCTCTACACGCAAAAATGCTCGTCTTTCCGAGCCGTCAACCCTTGTGGGTATTTTGAAAGGAGAAATGCCTAAAACAAGCTTTGCTCCGAGTAAACAGGATTCTTGGAAATTCCAAATTCCTCGACCTGTACTCCCAACTTTTCATTCAGCCATTTTGCCACTAGGTGGCGATGGCAAAAATCATCTGGCTTTTCGAAGCAACATAGAGCTACATCTTTTCCATTTGCCATTTTCTCTATTGCTGAGAGAAATGCTTTTGGGTCCCGATGAGCCAATATCTCAGAATTGAAACGTTGCACGTAATCTTCTTCCGATTTAGAGTTGTGAAGAATGTCCCATGATGGTGACACGTACTTGTTTGACAATCCTGTAAACCATTTCGGAGGGTAGAGGGCAATACCGATCATCATGATACCAGCTTTTGCTAACTTAGCTCCGTTTGAGAAGTATGATGTATAAATCTTCATTTTTTTGTAACTTTTTGCAAAGATAGATAAAATTATTTAATCAACAAATAGTTTCTTGAAAAAAGTGAGAAATTATTTTCAAGCGTACATTTTCTTAAGAAACTTCTTTAGATATTCGTTATTAATATCCTTTAGTGGAGTAGGGGAGAATGAGGTATCTCGCTCTACGGTTAAGCCTAACTTTGTTGTTAGCCCCTGTAACTCGGTTAAGCTTGTGTAGCCGTACTCGCCTTCACCACTTCCATTGATAGTGATTCCGTAGGCGATATTGTTCTCTAGGTCTGCTTCCAATATGAACCAAGACCATGCACCAACACAAAGGAAGAACTTTGCTTGACAGATGGCTTCTTCCTTTTTGCCATCCTGTGAGTAGAGAGGATATTTTTCCAGTCTCTTCTTAATTTCTTTCGTAATCAGTTTCATTGCTCTTATATTTTAGTCTAAATAACAATTCTTTCTTATCTTCGCCTCAATTTCATCCATTGTATAGATTTTAGCGTCTGTAGAAATAACAAATGTACCATCTTCTTGTGGAAGAAATGAGTATAGGTAATTACAATAGTATTTAACAGAAAGCATTGGATATTTGTCAATATAAGTAAATCTTATCTCGATAGTGAGGTTGCCATCTGTCTCTTTTATCAATGCTGTGAGTTTTTGCAAAAGTTCATAGCATTTATTATAAGCTTTTTCGTAATCTTCAAATCGTTTCATTGCTCTTATCTTTTAATTGTTATTATTTATTTTTGATAGTGCAAAGGTAATCATTTTTTTGCAAATGACCAAACGTTTTGAGCATAAAGTACTTTTTGCTAACTTAGTTTAACTTATTGATATTCAGATACTTATTGTATAGTATAGTTGTCGCATCTGCTATCATCTGACCAGCATCAATTCCTAATGATTGATAGAAAGCACCATGTCCGCAAAGTGTTTCGTATGCAATTCGCATGATTCTACGTTCATCCCTTGTGAAATCATACTTAAAAGTAGAAAAGATGGAGAGTGCTCCTTTCAAATCTCCATCTTTTAGCTTTTGCACACCTTGTGCAGTTTTACTCATCTTCATAAGGCTCAATATTTCTTGTTGTGAAATCGTCTGCTGTCAAGATGATTTCTGCCCCATTAACCATTTCTTCGACTTTATCGCATGCGTCACTGCCATTGATGGCATCAACCTCCACTACCTTTTGCAGGTATTCGGTTACTTGCACTTTAACCTTGTGAATGGCAGCTTTCTCTAGTTCCTCTATTTGAAGATTGAACACTTCTAGGAGTTCTTTGATTTCCTTTTCGATTTCCTCGAAATCAATGATGATATCCTTCAAGCGTTTGGGTGCTCCATTTATACCATGACCTTCTTTGTCACACCAGTTTAGGGCTTCACTATCTGGATCGAAGTTCTCGTAGTAATCATCGAGGTTCTTCAAAAACTCTTTCGGGTCATTGGCAAGCATTTCGATTGACATATTGAAATCTTGACCTGCAGGAGAATAACGCTGAAAGAAGATGTAGGCAAGGTCATTGCCATTATCTGTAGTATCTACAGCCCAACCTTTAACTTGTCCTATATGGATAATCAAATCTAATAACTTCTGTTCCATTGCTCTAACTTTTAAATGTCGTTAAAATGAAGACCTTCACCCTCCACTAATACATGGTCTTCGTTTTCTACTAATTCTGAGAGGGATAACCAGCATCCACGATAAAGAGCCTTTTTGAGTTCTTGATAACGTGCTTCTGCAACTTCCTTATCTGTGATGAGGGATTCTTTAAGTTGGTCCTCTGTGTAGAGATACCATATCAATTTATATATCTTCATAATACTTATGTTTATTGTATGTGGGTAATCAGAAGAAAGCCATACTTTCTATTTAATGCAATATCATATTCAGTCAAATGGTCCTTGAAATAATCAAAGCAAATATGTTGCAAGCTTTCAAGTATACTTATTGTTGAAGACAGAGAATTGCTGTTTGAGCTCTCAAAACTTACTTGTTCGTTACCTTCCGTCCAATCTACCTTAAAGCTATGATTACGGAAAAAAAGACATCCAACCCTTCCATTGAAGTCTATTGATGCAGGCTTATCGCTTTCATTTTTAGCGATTAAGGAAACCATCTTTACTAAGTCTATCATATCTCAATCCTTTCTTTGAAATCTATAATTTGGGCATTCCCTTTTATTAGCTATCACAAGCAGGACAGGGAATAACAGACCATGCTTGCAACCATTACCATATTTGTCGGCTGCTTCGCAAGTTTCACAGCCATAATAGGTGTTGATGTTGAATGCGCTCATAACTAAATCTCCATTGCCACTTCAATTCCTTTCTTTGGATTCTTAGTAGCTCTGTCTAGGCAAACCTTTCCATTGAACACACCCTTGACGATAGCATAGAACTCGGTGGTCTTCTCGCCATCTTTTTGTGCAGTTGGTATTTTGCCAACCCTTTCACAGACTATTCCGTTTTTAGTAAGGATGGTGTTTGTGACCATTTCTCCGTAGTAAGACTGCTCTGTGCGCTGTTGAATGACTTTACCGACTACCTTGACTTGCATACCTTTCTTGATGGCATCAATACCACCTTTCAAGCTATCCTAGTAGTTCTTCACCAGAAAGAAAGCATAAACGAACTGCTCCGAGAATGTGTAGTAGTCATTTGCTACTTTCTGCATTTCAACCTCGAATTGTGATTCAGGCTCTTTAGATAGCGCAAAATCGCAGACCTTTGTAATGTATGAGGTGTCAACCGTAAACTTCTTAGAATCTCTTATTTCCTCTAATTTGGCGATTGTTTCTGATGGGTAATAGCGACCATTTGCGTAATAGCCTTTCTTGTAAACGGGGCACTCGTCATACAGAGCCTTGCACATGGCGATCATGTCATTCTTCAAGATGGCATCCGTATATCTACTATCCTTAGGACCACCCCAAATTGGGATAAGGTCTCCATAGTCATCATCGGTGGCATATCTGATGGTGTGGTCGTATGTCTCATAAAGTTTGCGTGTAAAGTCTGAGAGGAAGTCAATGTACTTCAATCCGAATTTTTTTATGCACTCGCAACCTACTTGCAGTTCATCGCCAGTTTGTGTATTCTCGATAACGTATGCGTTGTTACACCAATGTCCACATAGGTCGCATTTGCCGTAATCAGCTCCATGCTCCTTAATCTTGAATACCAACTCCTTGGTTGTATCAGCAGGAGTAAAGGCTCCATTCTTATATGTGGCCAGCAATCTCCAATTACTTTCGTCTGGCATATTGATGGTGAGGTCACAGATGTCATGCCAATACTTACCAATGATGGTTTGATAATCTTCTACTACCGCATGACGGAATAACTTTTTTCGTGGGTTACTAATGGAGTAGTCGAAACCTTCTACATTGCGCTTTGTCTTCTCAGCGAACTTCTTGAATGCGTCAACTGACTCTGATGGAATAAACGTTTTAATCGTATTCATTGCTCTTATCTCCTATTCTTTTAATTGTTATTATTTATTTTTGATAGTGCAAAGATAGTCATTTTTTGTGAATTGACCAAATAATAACCGCTTTATTTTCAAGTACTTACAATAGTTTAACCTTTAAACTTCTTTATAGTCTGTTTGCTAACTTTTGCTAACTTTTTAATCGGACGTATTGTAGTTTGGGAAACTTTTACTATCTTTGCAGCATGAATATACAAGAATATCTAGAACAATGCTCTGTTAAGTCCGTGGACGAGCTTACAGACGAACAGGTTGTGAACTACTATAGCAAAGGAAATGCAGGTGTAGCTCAAATGTGCGCAGTAGAATTAGCTCTACAAAACTATCCTATTAGCGGCTTTACGAGAGAAGAAATAATGCTCTCTATTCGCAAGGCAATGAAAACTAAAACAAAGTTTGGTCTGACCTATATTACCAATGAATCAGCCGTAGGTCCTACCGAAAGAAAATCAAGATGGGTGGTAGAACCATAGACTACCACCTATCTTTTTGTCGGTTTGTTTAGCTTATAATACTTCTCATAGAGAGCCATAGCTTCATTATAAAGCCTTGGCAAAACCTTTTTGAAGTATTTATTGTTAGACCAATAATTTTCGCTTAAATGGGCTATAATATCAGCTAAACAATTATGCGAACTCGATGCGAAGTAATCGACTTCGTGTCCTAACATTCCCTGTATCCAGTTGTGGTCTTTGTCGATAGCTTGCAAAGTATCAGAGATTTTGCCAAATTGTTCCATTACATCATACGTTTTGTCTTTTACGAGTTTGAGCTCTTCAAATAGTCTATCAGCGATTTTCCATTGCGAAACACCTTCTCCATCTACGTATCTATATTCGGGCTTGTTGTAGTCGGCAAAAAACCTTTTATAAAGATTTTTGAAGTCTGCATTTTCTTCCCAATTACCTTGTAATGCGGCTTTAGCGTGTCCGTATTCGTGATATTGGAGACCCTTGCGATACCATTCTGAATTTAAGATTCTTTCCTTCAGACCATCGAAGTCTATTCGCACATGATTGTATTTGCTCCAAAAGTATGCTTTGTCGCCGCTGAGGGTGATACAAGGAACAAACTTGTCAAAGCTATCGTAGAACTCTTTCTTTCCGAGCCATTTGGTCGGACTCAATCCAATACCTCTAAAGCCTTCCACGATGGTATGAGGTGTATTGAAGGATAGCTTATCTAAGCCATACGCAATCAAATCTTGATCTGAAGACAGCTTGTAGATGTTGTACGCACCCTCTATCTCACGATAAACCCTTTCATAACCTCGGACATCAATCCTTGCAGTTTCTATGGTCTTGATATAATCATTGAAGCGAGGAATCCATCTTGTAGGAATGATACTCAAATCTGCTGTTCTCAATTCGTTCAGATGGGTAGCAGCTTCCATGACCTCCTTCAAGCCGTTATGATACTCGTCAAGAAACACCTCATAAGCCTTGCCCCAGCCTTCTGATTTGTAAGCCGACATAACTCTTATCCAAGAATTGACGTTATCAATGTTTGGTCCATAGAGATTTTGCATGAGCTTCTTTCCTGCCATAACTGCTTCCTGGTCGTCTAATGCAGTCTCCAATTCCCAATCATCGAAATCATCTATAAGCTTCTTAGGTTTCAACGGAATAGAGCGAAGGTCTTGCAGTTCCTTTCTAGCTTCTTCATAGGTAGCCTTCAACTTAGGTTGAATCTTGCTCACTGGATCGAATTGTGTAGGAGTGATATTCGCAAACTTCTTAGTTACTCCATCCCTCCAATCACCGAAATCATAGCTATAATCGAACTTAGCTAGATAACTTTTCTTTGTCCTGCCGAAAGACTCTACAGCTTGACGAACCTTGTCCTCATACTTATCGAACATATCTGACAAAACAGAACGTTCACTATCAGTCATCATTCCAAAACTCTCTTTAAATTGATGTGTAGTGAGGAATTTTTCAAAGCTTGATATATCAACATCATAGGCTTTAGCATTTCGCCTTAATGTTGCTATGTCAGAATTATCTACATCTATGTTGTATTTCAATAAGTCTCTGTTCTTCCAAGCAAGCTTTATGGCTTTTTCGTCTCTGTCAGCATGGCGGTACTCAGCCGCGTCCTCAACGGACAGGTGCCAATACTTTCTGTTATCCTTCAAGAAGTATGGAAGGGTTTCAGCTTGCCCGATTCGGCTGCGGTTATTGCGTACCCAGTCATTAAAGTTCTTTGGAGTGCGAGAAATCATAGCTGACTTCTGAATGGAAGGAGAACCATAGTACTCTTCATCGCTCATCACAATAGGTACAACATAGCACATGCAGTTAGGATGCCAACCTAGAAAGACAAAGTCTTTTGGGTATATTCCCAATAAATCATCACAGATGTCGGGCGCAGGGTGGCGTTTACTCAACTTAATCTCGTAGCCCAAGATGAAGTCAAATTGTTGCCAACGTGTCTGCTCTGCCTTTCGGTAAGCCATGTTTATCTCGGTTCTTGCCAAACGTATAGAAGCGTATTGGCAATTCGCGCATGTAGCGGCTTTTCCGAACTTTTCTGTATAATCAGCCTTTAATGAAGGGTAGTCTATCAGATACTTACTGATTCGCTTGCTGAGAACAACCGCAGACTGCCCTCTTTCTATTGCAGTTGATATGGTATGCTCCAGCTCCTTTTTCAAGGCTTGTGACTGATACCATACTTTCTGCGAAACAGACAACCCCTTATCAACCCTATTCTGAAAAGCCTTCAAAGCATCTGAATTAGGTTGGAAATACCTGTTGTACTTATCTCCGCCCTTCTCAAAATCATAAGCACGAAGTACCTTTCTTGCAAGTAGGTCCTGCATGATGTTACTTTCTTTCCACTCATTTGTGGTACCTGCATAGATGAGGTTATTCATCTGTGCAGCATAACTAGTCATGATGCCATTGATGGTTTGTTTTAGTTCTGGATAGTCCCCAAACAAGAACTCCGCAGAACCATCATAACCGACACCATCTATATCAGTAGCAACTTGGCTAGCGATTCTATCATAAATGCTCTGAACTTGTGCCACGTAGTTAACTAAGCGTCTGTTCAGAGCATCGTATGCTTTCTTTTGATTGGGGATATTTGGTCTCATTTATTTCGGCTTATAATGTTCGTTTACACATTCCCTTTGATAGAGGATAGCAAACTCCTCATAAGGGAAAGTGCCCAACGTTGGCTCTCCCGTAACACTAAGATTACGTGGGTTGGAAACGTGGGCACATAATTTGCAGAACTGAGGTTCTTTTGGAATAGGCTTAACCTTCTTCTTTGGAGACATAGCAATTAACCTTTACCTCTACAATCGTATTGCCATCCTTCTGATATACTCTCTGCTTCATGATCTTGGATTCGATAGTATTGAGTACATCTTTCTTTGCCTGTGCGAGAGTTTCCTTTGTTATCTCACGCAAAGCTTCTCTCATGGACTTGACATGATGGTCTCGCTTGTAGTGGCGAATGTAATTCTTGTCGATACTATAAGCCTTGGCACATACCTTTGGCTCTAGAATTTCTTTCTGTTCGAAGACTGTTACACTGATAGGGTAGAGTCTTCTAGCTAACTTGAATAGCCAAATTGCGATTTTTTTCTTCATAACTTGTGCAGTTTATTGCGTTTATATTGTTTGTTCACCCATAGCAAAAGCAGACTGCTGTACTGCTGCCGCATTAAGTTCATCCTGTCGAATATCCTCCATTGTCTGATGAGGGTCTTGCGACTGCCCAAGCTTAACGATGGATTCAAGCTGACTTTCTACCGGCTTACCACCATTAGCCTTTTGTCTGATGGTGATGTCGTAGCTCTCATCCTTTGGTATGTAAGGAGTGATGATGTGGTCGCAGGTGACGTTATCTATCTCCTTTTCCCATTTTGGATTCATGACCTTCAAGAATGCCTTGATTACATTGAACTCTCTTTCAAAGAACTCCTTGAAAGCGCCCGATTCCATGCGAACTTTCAGATGTGCATCTGTGAGCAACGTCTGTCTTGCATCGTAGCCGATATTACCAAGAGATTTCATATTCTCAAAGCTAATATCTGGCATTTGAGAAAGCATCCAGTACAATCCGAGGAGGGTTTTATTCTGACCGCTAACCGCTTCTTGCGACTGGTTCCATGATACGTATGAAATATCGCCATCATTCTCGACTCTCCATATACGCAAACTTTCTCCCTTTTTCTCCTGTCCGACTATGCCACCCTTGACTTTTGCGATTGGTGCAGCATTATATGCAATCACATTGCTATTGCGGCTGATATTGTACTCAAATTCACTTCGGATATTATCAAGCCCCTCGTAGATGGCGTGAGGTCGAGACAGGTATGCTCCAGGAATCTTATGGATGATGATTTCCTCACCACTCTCAGTGTTCCCGTCCTCATCAACTTGTGCAGTTACTTCCTCCCACATTTCACTAAGGTTACTTTTCTTCCAAATGAAATGATAGTTTTCTGTAAAGGTTTCGAAGAATGTTACCGTCTCTTTATCGGAAACGGTCTTATCATACTCAAACGACATAGCTTGCATATCATCATACTCATCAATGATAGGGTACAATCTTACTCCATCCATAGGGGAGAAGGTTTTGCACTTCAACTTGTAGTTTGATTCAAAACCATATAGAGAGTTATGCTTCTTAACAGAATACCAGATGGTGAAGATTTCACAGCTTGCGAAATAGGCTAGTCCACGTTTGTAGTTCATGTTGTCAATATGAGCACAATCGTAGATTTTTTCTAATGCCTTTTGGATTTCCCTCTGAATATCATTTTCTGGAGTGTTGTACTTTCTTTTAACTGGTATAGAGAATGTAAATTCTGTTATTCTGTTTGTGAGCAGCTTTTCAAGGGCAACCGCTATACGGGATGATTTTTCACCATTGTCTTTATCACGAAGGCTTATGGTATCTGTCATTACCTTATGGCTTGCTGGCTCATATAAACTCAAAAGATAACTCCACAAAGGGACCATTACAGTCCTTCTGCGTAGCTCTTCTATCTTTTGGCTGATAGTATCAGTTTTCTTGAGTATTTCTTCGATGTTCATATCTTTACTACTTTTGGTGCAAAGATACTAAAAAATATTTAATCAACAAATAAATTTAACTGAGAAATTGCATATTTATTTTCGCTTATAGAGCTTTTTATGTTTTTTATGATAATGAATAAAGGCGATACAAGCAAATCCGCTTATACCGCCTTAGATAGAGCAATAAAATATCTTATGCAGGCATTAGTAATTGTGCCTTTTCTTTGTTCACGATTTCTAATACCATTTTAGCTGCCTTGTTTACGTCTGTCAAAACAGAAACGATGAACTTTGGTTGCTTTTTAAGCTTGCTGATCCAACCATCTAGGTAAGCAGCGTTATTATCTAAAATGCGACTGCTAAAGCCTAGGACGTTTCCGATAAGAGCTGCTCCAAGCTCCGCAACCAACTCTTCTCTTGCATAGTCCTTTTCTCCTTTCTCATTCTCAAACCCTCTATTCAATCTAGACTTGTGACCTGTTGAGTGAACCATTTCATGTAGAAGGGTTGAGTAGTACTCCTGTCCGTCCTCGAATATCTCCTGCTCTGTATTGCCCTTCTTGAACTGACTTTTAAGAGGTGTTGTAATATCATCTACCCCAACTCTGTAAAAAGCTCCACTTGAATACTTGTCGTAGCGGATAGGGCAGAGCCACTTCTGATAAAGAAGCATATCATCAATTTTCTCGTTGACGTACATACCTGCCGTGTCTGTCGGTAACTCATTCTTATCTTTGAGACTGAACTTCTCCTTCAACTTCTGCATCGTCTTAGGTGCTATCTCTTCGAGGTTGGTTTGACTGAGGTTGAACACATTGTAGCTCTTCAAGAAAGGCTGTACTTTGCAGTCTAGTTGGGCTGATCGAGTCATTCCGTTGTAGCTGTCTTCTGTTATTTTGTTTCCATTCTTGTCTTTGTACTGGATGGACCAAAACAGAACAGGGAAGCTTTTCTCTCCTTTGTTCACACTAGCTCCTAATGCCTTTATCTGATTGAAGGTAGCAAAGATAGGATATTTGAATCTTTCTTCGTCCATCATGCAGAGGAACAGGAAGAATTAGTTCATTCCATTATATTCACGCCCTCCAAGGTTCACAGGGTTCCCACCATAAGATGTAGTAAACCAACCCATCTTCCAATCTCCTGCCTTCATCTTTTGCATTCGTGAAATCATCATTTCAGCGAAATGCTCTAAAACGTTGTCTGTCTTCATTGCTCTTACTTTTTATATGCAGTTATTATAACTTCTTGCCATACATTCTTGCTATCTCATCGTAGATATATGCTCCGCTTGTATGAGGACTTCCAAACAATCCTAGAATGCGGTTATCTACAGTGATGCTGTTTGTCTTGACGACAACTCCGTTTTTGATGTGGTCGCAATAAACTTCATTGCCGATATGGTAAAGCTCCATTTTGCGATTATAGCAATCTGTTCCTATGTACTCCTTACTCATGGTGACCTCCTTTCTTTTTTAATTGTCTGCATGCGTAATACATTTTGTTGAAGTTATCTACTTTCTGACGGATTTCGTCTTTAGTATGAAAATTACAAATCATGTCATGATAAAAAACTTCGCTGTCTTTTTTAATAAATAAACAGATGTCTAAGTAATCTGTATCAAGACCTAACGTTACATGCCCCTTATTTCTTTTTACCTTTTCCAATATAGCTTCTACAGCTTTCTTAAAGTGAATGTTTGTTCTGTCTAACATTTCATTGCTCTTATTGTGACTAGTTGGTTGGACCAGTCGTTACCTTTTTATCTTTCTATCCGTTATGCCTAAAACTAATATCTTACCGTCTTCTTGCCATTAATATATTCTTCTTGCCATACTTCGTTGTAGTCTGATGTATCGTCTGAATAATAACAAACTACCGTTACTTGCGCAAGACCAGCGTCCAATTTATCGGTTTCGGCAAAGCGTTTATTTTCTGAACCGATGCCAAACGAATACTTCTTAGCCATACGGACTGACTCCCAATAGTTGTTAGCGGCATGGAACTCTATACTTTCATAATCGTCATCCACACTTCCTTTAACATGTTGTTTAAGAGCGACCTCGTACTTTGGCTTAATGGTCTTTCCATAAATATTTTTCATACGCTGTGACTTTACCGCGGTGTCGAGGGCTGTATTTATTAATAAGTAATTCCGAAACCTTCGTTATTGTCATACTTACCGATAAGACAACCGCCACTATTATAGTAGTAAGTTATTCCGTCTTTCTCTTTGGTGTAATCACCTTCTTCCAGACGTTCATTCATATAGTTGTTGAACTCATCGAATGAAACGAAAGCTCGTCCTCTATCATTGAAATCTAATGCTGTCATGATTACTTAACGTTTAAGAATTTAGAAACCTTACTAACAATTCCCTTTGCTGTTGAACATGTTGAAGCGGTTTCAACAGCCACGCTCTTGCCATCCTCCCAATAGGTAATCTGGATTCTCAACTTGTTACCATGGAAGCAGTTAACTACATGGGCTCTAAGATTACCCTTACGAATGTCACCTTCGAAATAGTTATAACCTCCATCAAAATCACTTGTAACTGCTGCTACAACCTCAGCTTTGTTTGATACGTTTATTGTCTGTTTCATTGCTCTTATCTTTTAATTGTTATTTTTTATTTTTGATGGTGCAAAGATAGTCATTTTTTAGCATTTGACCAAATTTTAACCTCATTATTTTTCTTGTTTAACTTTATATAACTTATTGATTACTAGGGCGTTAAATGAAACCTATTTTCCTCTATATAAGGCTTTTTCTGAAAAATGATATAAGGATATGGGGAAGAAAATAGAACAGCTTAGAAAGGCTTATGTGAGATTTTTGCCGTTTCGTTAACTTAACTAATGTTACCGAAAATTACAGGAAGCTAATTTGACAAGAAAAGCGCAAAAACTGCTTTTAACATGGTGTTACGGAGTGTTAATTAGGCGGTTTGTCACCTTTTCTTGTTAGCAACTTCCTTAATTCTCGCACCTCATTCCTTAAATCAGAGTTTTCTTTTCTGAGTTGCGAAATGAGGTGATTATATGATAGCTCTGTTGTCTTATCCATATCACTTGAACTTGATGATGAAAAATTCATGATCCAACCACTTGCCTGGGCAAAGACCTTTCGTCGGCTTACCGATGGTGATACTCTCAATCTCCTTTTCTACCTTTGGGCTATCGTCATAGTAGCCGTTCTTGAAGAGAACGTGAGTGAATGGTACGAACTTCATTGTACCATTATTCAGTTTCTCCTTGATAGTATTGATGTCTATAAGCATCTCAAATGTCTTACCGATATGAAGCTTATCGTACTTATCGAAATCTTTGAATTTCTCATCCTTGATAAGGAGAAGGCGACTAATCCAAAAATCTTTAATTACCCGATATTCTTCTTTCTTTTCGCCAGCCACAATCATATCGAACCATTGCTTGCTGACGGTGAGGGTCAATACTTTCTTTTCCATCCTTACACCTCCTCCCAGTCTGTTGCGAGAATAGTCTCAGGAAGTAACCATAAAACTGGTGCAGCTCTTCCTACGCTATTATACATTAATGCCTCTGAACCAAGATAGTTCTTATCAATGTATGCGTATGTGCCGTCCGCAAAAATCTTACGTCTCACTTTCTTCCCCTCCTTCATTCTTCTCAGAGCCTCTGAGAAGTCAAATGTTTCCTTCTTCATCGTTTTTCTTCTTTTTACTTGTTAAACTTATCGCCTTGATGATGCGGTGGTCTCCTGCGTTCTTTCCTATACTTTTCATTCCGCAATAGTAACCCCATCGCCAAAGCCAATACTTGCTACCATAAAATCTTTTATAGTAGTTCATTATCTTCTTTGCTGTTCTTATCTTCATACGCTACTTCTTTTTATTACAAGGACAGCTCTCTGCGTGAATAACACAAACTCCGTGTTTCGTGTCCACAAACAAGTAGTCATGCCCTTTCTTGGTGAATATTTTTATATTAAACTCTTCTTTTTCGTGTGGAGTTCCTAAGATGAAAGAAAATCTAAAACCAATTACACCTATTAAGAAAATCAAAATGAGCAAAACGGCTGATTTGATTAAATCTAATATCTTATCCTTCATACGCTACTTATCGAATTTGTTGCCGACAACTACCATATCTTCAGAATGGTAGTGAACTAAGAAATCTTGACCAAAGCAGAAAGCAGCAGCTTTACTATCCCAATTAATATCACCTCTTCTTTCCGCATTGTTATCTTTGTGCATAACTATATCCCCCTCATAGATAGGTGTTCCATTCTTGTCTTTCAGTCCTGTGAACATACAGACTGTTGAAGGGTCAATTTGAGTCCAATACCAAGAATGTTCTTCTTTTTTAGCAATAAGAATACATAGGTTGTAATCCATGTCTCTTTGAAGAAAACCTTCTTTCCATTTTCCTGTTCCAAGTTCTTTAGCCTTAAACTTTATATTTTCTGTTTTCATAAGCTACTTCTTTTTCCAATATTTACCAATTAAATAACCGATAACTCCACCCATAAAAGCTACATATAGAACAGCTAGGGTAAGCACAATATAGAATCCAAACATAACTATTCAAGTTTTACACCGAAGGGAGTTCCGTCGGCAAAGGTGAACCATTCAAAAGCCATTTCAAAATCAAGACGCTCAACATCTGTTTCGATTCCGTCTGTCTTTATTCTTTGAATAATGAGGTAAACGTCCTTACTGCTTTCTATGACCTTGTATTTAATGAACGGCTCATGTTTTCTTATTTCTTGCCAGCATTCTTCTTCGGTGTTGAATGGTCGGAACTTTGCTTCGCTTTGTTGTTTGATTCGATACTCGATATTGTTCCAATACTCAAGCTCTTTCATTTCCGTCCATTCATTCATATCTTGCCAGCTTTTGCTTAATGCACTTGGTTTGGTTCTACACTCAATTACCCTTCCTTCTGCGTAGGCTTGTAGGATAGGATAAAATTCTTTAGCTTGATTTCTGTTCATGATCAATCCTCCAACTTTTTTATTAGTAAATTACTTTTCTTATTAAATGGTTTATAACCACTACGGAGATACCAATCTAGGACAAATCTATCAGATTCATCTTTATTAAATTCTAGTCCGATGGTCTTCACTCCATTCAACTTAGCTTGCTGTTCTGCTAGTTGTAATAGGCGTTGTGCAACACCATTTCTTCTATGATTATTATCTACAAAGAGTGCATATATTAGAGCATCAGCTTTGCCGAAAATATTACTAACATAAAACGGAATGCCTATTTGAACTGAGCCAAGATTTTCTTCATCAGTTATTAAAATTCTGATTTCGTCCTTCCATGTCTGCTTTTGTATCATAATCAATCCTCCAACTCTATGTTATTTTCTGCTGCG